TCGATTTTTTGTTCTTCAATCATTTTGGATCTCCTAGTTACAGGTAATTATTGTTTATTAAAAGTAATTGTTGGTTGGAACTTGCAGTGAAATTGTTTGTGCCGAACGCGACTCTATTATCAATATCCGTTTTTTCGGGAATAGCACCGGGTAATAGTGGCGTCGATTGATATGTAGTACCGGTTACTTCTGTGGCATATACTCCAACGAAAACACCGCCATAAAATCTCCAATAAGCTTGCATTTCAGCAGAGTTATTTCCCAATATAGAAAAGTCTCCCCACACACTAAATGCTGTATATCCTGCTGGTACTGTATAGATACTCATCGAAGTTGATTGTTTGTCTGGATTGATTCTTCCGACCACAGTACCATTTCTACTGATATCAATTACACCCACACAGGCTTTACTGCCGACAACAGTTGCGGAATTCAGTCTTAGAAAACTTTTTGTGGTGACTACAGGAGTTCCATCATTGACAGTAATCGTCTCAGTCTGAATATTATAGTTAGAATCTAATCCATTTAACAATATAGTAATACCAGTATCCAATGCACTATTACTTACCAGACTTAATGTGCCAGCACCACCATTCCATGCACTCCACGGATATAATCCCCCATAATTCCATATAGATGCTGTGGTGTTAATAGCAACTTGGCGATTTCTTCCGCCGACGAACACAACAGAACTTCCCGGAATTTTACCTTTAGCAATATCCAAATAGTAATTGCCAGAGATTGCATTACCCCTACGATCAACTGGTAGAGATGTTTCATGCAACGTCTTATTGTTATTAAGACAGTCTTGGGTTAATTCGTTCCATGTACTCAATTAACATCTCCAGCGGCGAAGTGCTTTAGCTTTTGCAGTTGGTTCGCCTTTTTCATCTTTCATAGGACCTTCCATACCAGACATACGTGCGCAGAATGATTTTCTACGTGAGGCTCGTTTACCCTTCGGATCCTTCTCAGTCACAGCAGTCTTTAGTTTTGAACCTGGATTCTCACGACGATATGCATTAACGGCTTTTTGTGATAAACCGTCAGTTTTATCTTTACGATTTACAGACTGCCAATCTTCTTTAACAGGAACACAATTGGGAACAGTCTTGCCGTTCTTCTTTTTAGTGCCGTAAGCTTCATAGCCTTTCCAGCACTCTTCTACAAATAGTTTAAAAGATTTCATTGATAATTTCTCTTCTTAAACGAACTTAGTGAAATTCCTTGTTTGAGTAGTTCATCTTCTTTGCGATCACCAATGGATGCTGTGGTTTCATCGCCTTGCATCTCATCAAATGGTCGCTTCTTTGCACGAATACTTAGGCTTCCTCTGGTAGCATTTTCACCACCACCAGACATCGCAATTCCTACTTCGGTGCCTTGGTCGATTTCGTTGATTTTTTGCTTGAGTTGGCTTTTGGCTTGTGATATTGTCTTTTTTGCTTTGGCAGCGTTTCCATATCCACAACCGCTTCCGCTGGACTCGGAGAGCATGGTTCTACCGGTGTTGTTTTGAACAGGCTCTTCACCCAGTTGATAATTGTATTCAGCATTGTTTTCTACCTTTTCTTGAGTATTGGATGAACCCCAAATCGGCTCTGGAATGTTGGCCGTGGGGATCTTTGAATGTGCTTTAAGTTGTAATAGTGTTCGTGCATTAGAATTTGACATGGTGCTTTGGTCTTGAACCTCATCAGATCCACCAGTCAACATACGAATAGCATTAATGGCTTCTTCGGCAGTATCACCAGTAATTGCAACAGTAACTGCTTCAGATAAGAATGTACTGAAATCCTGATCAATTGATTCTTTTACTTTTTCTTTCTTGGGTTCTACTAACTTACCATGAACTGAATGATGAGTTACGTTACCATTCTTACCGTATTTTCCAGAACCATAGTAATCAAGTCCGAGTTTACCAGCAGCTTCGTGTGCCTCGGATCCTTCTGGCGCAGTTAGATCTGAGCCATTCTTGGATACTTTGGTGCGCTTATTGAGTTGTGCCGCGATCCATTCTTGAGCGATTTCATTCTCTGGAGGATTCGCAACAAATTCACCGATCTTATCCGAAAGTTCTGCGAGTTCATCTTTCTTCTGCTTAACGATATCTGGGGTCGCATTTCGTAGATCAATGGAATTATCAAACTCAATATAGTTCTCACCAAAGAGTTCTGCTAATTGAGGGCGAGTATTAGTAACAGCATCCCATTTCTTTTTACGAGAATCTTCTGGGACAGTACGACCACCCTTCTGACCTCGTTCAATATTACGTTGACGAGATACTTCATCATCAGTCACCACGAAAACCATCATGGTATCATAACCGATTTCTTCTAGACCGGCTTTGATCTTGGCGATTTTCTCAGCATCTTCGCCAGTACCATTAACGATTAAACCGTTTCTACCAGAGATTGCTAGTTTTTGACGAAGTTCGGAGACGTTCTTAGCTTTAACTTCTTCAGATACTGTGTTTTTAGCAGAGAGGAATTCTTGGGATTTATCAAGATTGACTTCTGTTAGACCATGACCCTGTAGCGTGTTGTCTAGTACATAATCTTTACCAGAACCGGGTCCACCAGATAGAAATACTGCTTTGAAGATGCCCTTATCATGGACGCCTTCAGTAAGGAAAGACTCAAACAAACTATCAATAGATGTTCGATCTTGGGTGTTAAATGCTTTAAATTTCATGTCCGCCTCTACAGCAGTAATTGTTTATGGTTTATTTAGGTGTTTTATAAGTTCTACATAATCAGAGCAGATACCGAAACAATCCAATTCTTTGATTTCGCTGGGTGAATTATACCACTCTGGAAGAACCATAATAGTGAATGGTCCCGCCTTTGGTTGACCAGGAAATGCCCAAACATAACCACAATTGGTCATGGTATAGTCATCTTTGTCATGATAGAAACAATGGAGTTTATTATCCAGACAAAACTCCAATGCTGCACGATTCTTACAATGGATCCAGAGCTTTGTCTGGCGTTCTTTGAGCCATTCCATATAGACCGGATATTGAGATTTATCATGCCCCAAGTACGGAATATCGTCTATAACCCATAAATCAACCTCAACGGAATATCCAGCATCTAACGCAGCTTGAATATATCTAGGACTATTTTCAAGTTCTGGTTGTGGCCCATTGAGATTACCACGATGAGAAATTAACATCATATATTGAACAAAACTCCAAGATTTTCACCAGCGGGGTGTGGGACTTTAATCTCTACTCGCTTGCCGGTTTTGTTGAATAGGTGCTCGTGTACTGCGTCGCTGAAACTCCACGGATATACATCATGGAACGCCAGAATATACTTATCCCCCAGCAAAGGGAGAACTGCATCGATATCCTTAATCATTTGCTCAGGAAAGTGTCCAGCATCGATGAACGCAAAATCTAATGGTTCTTGAATGTGCTTACGAACAGCGGCTTCAGTATCAGTAGGACTCCAACCGATCTCTGGGAATAGATTCTCTTGAAGACCGAATTTTTCAATCAAATACTTAACCGATTTCAGACCATCAGCTTGTTCATAGACTTCTCGTTCAAACTTCTCATAAGCGCCTGGATCTTTACATTTTTCTTCAATATAAGCATCCATAGTGACACATTTACCACCAGTATTCTTGAAGCCTAGACCGATAGCAAGAGAACTAATACCAAAAGCAGTCGCGCATTCATACCCACGCTGAAGTTTATGTTCAGTAATCAAGCCTGTCAGATAATTAAATTCTGCTTCCTTGATTGAATATGGATATGGATGCTGAACCATTTTGATGTTGTTGGTTGCAGTCATTTCGTATTGAACAGGGCCATCTTTGAGATCAGTAATTTTATCCCAATCACTTGGTTCGCCTTCAATAATTTTATAAGTTACAGTCATTGTTTATCCATTTCGACATACGGACCTTTTGGTGTATGCATTAAAGTTTTGTTAATTGCGAATTCCTGCCAATCCAAACCCAGATCTTGAATCCATTGCAGTGAAATTACATGAGGACACAAAAGACCTGTTGCCGCATAAAGGTGAGTCATATAACACGACGCCTTTGAGAACATGATCATACTCATCATATTACCCACTTGAATTTGATCACCTGTACCTTGTCCCAGATGATTTCGGTGGGCAATGGTATAGAACTTGTGTGGATTGAACTCTGGTAGATCTTCATTGAAAATCATATCAGGACGCATTCGAATCACCAGATCGTAAAACTCACCGGTCTGAGAAACATAGTCCTCCATCATATCAACACCGCGATTGATCTTATGAAACATCGATAGAATATTCTTTGGTCGATGTGCATAGTTCTCAAATAACTCACCACGCATTTCAAAAAGGTGATTATAGTCATTCCAATCTTCAATAGCAAGACCTTTTGGTTGATATGTTGTAATGATTTCGTCTTTATCAATTAATGGAGTATCTTCAAAATACCCCTTTTCGTTTTGCTTATCACCTGGAATCCACCAACCCTCTTCATTCCAGGTGTGAATGAAGATATCAGGGTTGAATCGATCAATTACCTTCTCTTTAAAGTTAGGGAACACATCTTTCCAACAACGAAGATGCCCCGTCAGAATTACTGCTACTCTCATACTGTACCTTTATAATGGTTCATAAAATAATCCAAATCAGAGGGAATACCCAGTCCCCACATTTTCTCGATCATCTTGACTCGGATTTTCTTACCATCACCAATTGCTTCATTAAACACTGGGGCAACATAGAACTCCCCATTAGTTCGGATATCCTTCTCAATCATCTGTTCTGCATACTTAACATAGTCAGATCCGTGTGCCCAATAGTAAATCCCAGCAGTCGCAATGTTTGAAATCGGATTCTTCTCAGCCACTTCAGACACAAAGCCATCTTCACCAACCTTAGCGAAACTCCACTTCGGATGTGTTGCTTCGAATGTAACAATACCACCATCAATATTATCGGCAGAGAACGCATACAGACATTCGTTTGAGTTCCATTCAACAAATTGATCCGAATTAGCCATCATCAAAGGTTCGTCGTTATTGATCAGATCCTTAGCCAATAGTGTAGTACAAGCAGCACCTTCTGTCAATCCATCAACTTGAATGATATCACAACCTGGGGCGATGAGGTTCAGGAGTTGCTTCAGGTTGTATTTCTCGTAGTGCTCTTTTTGTACTAGGAAAATGAAGTGGGCGTCAACATTGAGATTATTCACCACTACATCAATCATCGGCTTTCCATTAACTTCAATCAGCGGCTTTGGAAATGTATAACCAGCACTCGCAAACCGACTACCAGCACCAGCCATAGGGATCAACACATTCATCTTCTTATTTCTCCAAGGGATATTTTTCTTATTATGTTGGGCGACAAATTCATCGATCATCTCCATGAACTTCTTACCGTTTAATTCATAGGCGTCTTTAACCGGATACAAGTGCGCACCAGAATTCATAGCACCTTCGCGTCCAATATGACTATCTTCAACAATGATCGTATTCTTAGGCAGTGTATTCAAGGCTGTCATACACTTCCAGTACATCTCTGGAAATGGCTTCGGATGCTTTACGTCTTCATTGCTGACATAATAATCAATCATGCCAAGGATACCGAGTGCGTCCAGAGCGACCCGAACAGTTTCTCGGATACTATTAGAAGCCACTGCAACTTTCCATCCACGTAGCTTTAGTTGTTCTACGATATAACGAGCCGATGAATTTTGGGGGCAGGTTCTGATTAACTCAAAGGTGGCTTTCTGTTTATCATTCCACACTTGATCATATACTTGAACTGGGAGACCTTTATCCTCAGTCAACATCTTTAGTTTCTTGGTGGTATTAAGACCATCATACTTAGACAGGTGTTCTTCGCGGGTTATGATATATTGTTCACCAACCTTGCGCAGTGCTTCATTGAGAGCATCATAGTGAAGTTCTCGTGAATCAATCAACACACCATCTAAATCAAAAACACACAAATAATTATTTTGCATCTCTATGCTCTTTCAAATGCCGGGTTATAGCGGCTCCATTACAAACGATTCTATACTTATCTCTGACTCTTAGAGACCATTCCACATCCTCTGCTTGACCATGTACTAGATCTTCATTGAATGGATTATCTAAGGCTACTTGTTTCTTAACCATAAAGAATCCACCTGAGATGTACATATATGGTGCTCTTGTCCATTCATCATAAGGCAGGGCTGAATATCGAGGAAAGATCGGATCATCCCAAGTTACCCAGTCAGTGAAATGTCTCTTGCCGTTGATCATTAGCTGTTGGCACGAGCAAATATCCCAAGGCACATCTTCAGAGAACTTTCGCATATTAACATACCAATCATGATCAAAGCGGTAATAATCATGCATCAGAACAATATTTTCGTATTGTGCTGTTTGGCATAGAATGTTCTTTTTGCGAGTAGTCCATCCAGGCTTTACTGTCTCGTCAAACTTAATATGTAGAGTATTATTTGCAAAGATGTCGTACTTACTGCCAATTATCAGGATTTCATAATTGGGTATATTCAGATCATGGATTGAATCTGTTACTGCTTCAAGTTGTGTCGGGTTTGAATAGTCAGTCGTAATTCCAAATGTAATCTTCATAGTTTCTTTAAAATATCATCAACGGTGTTTTGTATCATATGGTTTGATGTCACATAATCATAGGCGTCTTCAATCTTGTTCTCGGATACTGACTCAAAGTTCTTCATGTAATTAAGAAGTTCGTCATCAGTATCATAGACAAATCCGAATTCTTTCATTAATCGTGCGCCAGCCATATTCGTTGCAGCCCACGGAGTTTTATTCAGCATCGCCTCTAATAGAACCAACCCAAAACCTTCACGATTAGAGTGCATCACATATAGATCAGCCTCACGGATTGCGGACATTACATCATCTCGATCATCCAGAAGTAAATTCTTGACATACTTAGAATCTTCGGGCTTGATACCAAAACGATTATCATATCCCGTTGTCACCAGAGTAATATCATCCCTACCGACTTGATTGAAGATGTCTACGAGTTCTTGCATTCGTTTATTATGCCAGTATCCACCACAAGACAAGAACATATACTTAGTCTTGATATCATACTTCTCGCGGAATCCTAATTGACCTGTAGAAATCATAGGATCAATACCATGACGAATCCGAATCGCTTTATCACGAAGGCAATGATAAGTTACATAGTTCCAGTCTTCATTTGTAGAACATCCGATATACGCGACATGGTTACGGGCGAATTGATATACAGGAGACTCAGACGGAATGATCAACATGAATATTGTAGGTGCGTTGATCTTCTGGCATTGCATTAGAATGTTATCCTGCCAGCCCACATCACCACCATGAACGACTACTAGATCAGCATCCAAGAACACAGAAGGATCACTAGTCACATGAACGCCATTTAGATCGCCTTGATGTTCCCCGGCGAATACAGATACTTCATGACCACGATAAAGTGTTTCTTCGGCCATATCACGTACATAATTCTCAGAGCCACCGGGATATGGAGCGTAGCGATGAACAACATAAACAATTTTAGCCATATTTCTTCTCAATAATAGTACGCCACTCAGGGCAACGATCATATTGGTGGACAATCGTGAACTCTTTTCCGGTTGATGTCACCACTTTATCATCAACCATTTTAGGTGATGGTTCCATAAGAAATGGCCGGAAATAATCAATCTTAGAAGGATCCGCAGTAGTACCCAATTGACAAGCCCACCCATCTTCTGACTTACAATATCGTGCAGTAGACTTATATGGTTCTTGTGAAATTAGGAAGTTGAAATAGGATTGATCACAGATAGGAATTCGATTCACTGCTGCTTGAAAGATATTACAGCACAGATCACGAACAGCGAAACCACGACCAGCAAGTACACCCACATTAAAGATTTCGTTATCTTTGAATTGCTCGTGGAAGTATGGACCGAACGTATCAAGTAGGTTCTGGTTTCCCCAAGGCTCATCTTTATATCGGATACTCTCAGAAGCAAAGATTAGATTCTGACGCTCTCCGAGTTGATTCTTGATGCCTTTGATTGGATCATGCTGAAATACAACATCCTTCACATCAGTCGTAATCACATATCGATACTCATTACTACGAAGCACATTGTAGATATGCAGGAATCGCTCCACATGCACCATCAATTGACTTTGGTATGTTAGATTGCCTTCTGCGTCTTGATTGAATCCGACAACAGAAAATCCGGCTTCTGTAACTTTCTTGACTGCATCTTTATCACAGTTCATCAGGATCAAGACTTTATCGCCATCAAATCCTGATTGATTGATGGAATTAACCCAGTACTTTAGTTGTTCCCATGTATAATTCGTGGAACAACCAATTATCACATCCTTCATTATAAACTCCCATATTTAAATTACTTTTTTCAACCAGTCCTTAAAGGTTTTCACAGTTTGCCCTGGTGTATCGTTCTTGTACTTATTCACTAGTGTTTCGGTGCCTTCTTGCCCAGCACCAGATATAGGAAGGATATCGGGTTTTACTTCTTCGTTCATCATTCAACTCCAAAATGTTTCTCACACTTTCCCACTAACTTAGTAAAGTGTTCAATTTTACCGTTATGCCATCTTTCATCAAAAGCATTACATGCAGTAGACTTATATCCTTTAACTAACTCAATCTCTGTTTCTAAAATGCCGATACATTCCCGAATAAGCAACTCTGCAAATCTATTTTGTAACTTCTGTATTTCTTCATAACTGAGTGTTGTCCAAGTATATGGAATAGCCTCATCTAGAGCTTGATCTGATAGCAGTTTAATTCGTTCGTTCATCATTCGACTCCGATTGCTTGTAATTTTTCGTTTAGTAGATTCCAACTAACACTACCAACAATGAACATATCTCGGCAATCCTTGGTGTATTCTTTTTCGAGTAATTCAGCGAACTCTTGCAAATTCACTCGGTCAAAGTCATTTTCTATACACCATGACAAGTGTGCCTGTTCAGCAAGTTCTCTAATTCGTTCGTTCATAATCAACCTCTAGTCAATGTTAAGATCTTCTCGATCTGTTTTTCAATAATAGGACCACGATCAGGCCAGCGAATAACAGGTTGATCGGCAGTCTTCAGAAGCTTAGTGAGAAATGGTAGGATGATCTTTTCGACTTGTTCCAGACGTTGCTTATACTCCTCAACTGTCTCGTCTTTCTCTGCAATCACCGAATCATAATCAACATCTGCTTCTGAAGTGAAACCGAAGTCATCCACATCATCATACTCAGCCATAACCTTCTTGATATCAAATCCCATTATACCACCCTTTTCACAGATGTCAACTTAATATCACGCAAAAGATTCAGCAACTCCAGAAACAACTTCAACTGATCTGTGTTGCTGCGAAAGAATCGAATCAACTCACTCTTCTCAATGATTCGGTTATGCTTACTATCCTCACGCTTAGATGCCACAATGAGTTTATTATAATGATTCTCAATATCTTTAATGATCGCACCAGACACTTTATCGATGTCTTTAATCTTACCATCATCCATCAAGTGAAACTCTACGTTATCTCGGATATACTTCTTGAGAACGCTATTGATATGAACCTTATTGACAAACAGTGGTGTTAGCTTAGTGAAATGTCGTTCTGCCATAGTGATCAGGAACTTCATACTCTTATCTTGTTCATCCTGCAATTTATCTTTCATCCCCGATAAATTGTTAATATGATGCTTAAGATCGATGTACTTCATTCCGATCAATCGTAGTTCTGATGTATTATTCATGGGTATACGCTAAGTAATATTTCTTTAGGAATCGCTTTAGGACTTGACTATCTTTATGAAACAGTTCTTTATATTTATCTTTCGTTGCTGATCTATTACCCAAACTCATCTCAATCGCAGCCTCCCTAGCATACGCATCAAGTTCATCAGGATCACTATAATAATCCTTCTCGGTATCCTCAAAGATAACTGGGCGAAATGTATCATACGCCCGAATTGAATGCTGATATCGATGCCTTAACTCATGCATCAAAGTCTTAAAGATCTCCACAATCAGGATAGTCGCATCAGGAACATCTAGATCAAACTTATCGTTACTCTGGAATTCATTGATAGACAAATAGATCTGAATGTCTTTATTACCAAAATCAAGACCCGGATCATAGAAACCCCCAACAGTCATACAGCTAAAGGAACTGTTGGAGGTATCTAGGATTTTATTTAACTTCACATTGAAAGGTTTTAGCATCTTTCTTAGGATTCGGATATGACCTTCTGCTGTTCGACATCCCACGAGTTTAGGCAAGTGGGTTCCGAAGTCACTAAGAATGTCTTCACCAATCATACACGAACGCCATCGAACTTAGAACTGAATTTGCGCTCTCGATTACCGAAACTGTTTATTGGTGTATCAGGTTGTCCAGAATCAACAATATCAACTTGTGCGGATTGTTCAGCGTCATATAATCGCATTTTGGATCGATCAACACCAATGACAAACTTCTTGTATTGATTCGGGTCTCCATAGCGATTCTTTAGCTGTTTTACCATGAGTTGATTGAGTTGTTCGAGTTCTTCGGTACTGATTAAGGCGATCATAAAGTCTGCTGTTGCTGGTAGACCAAAACTTTCGGAGGTGTCTTCAAGCCCAACATCAGAATTCGAATTGTGAGTTAAGATTTTGTTGGCATAAAAAAGATGATTACCATCAACTTCAATATCGATAGCATCACACTCACCAACACATACAATATCTACTATTTTCTCCCACATACACACCTACCTTTAATATATCCATCATTAATATAACGATCACAGTCCCAAACATCTACACACAAAGATTCACCATCCTTAGTGACCCAAAAAGCCCCCTTACCTTTAACATACCCTTCAGGCACAACAGAGCCGCGTTTTAGAAATATACGTTTTTTCTCTTGTATACTATAATAACAAATCCGGTCTAATGATTGTTGTCGAAACTTTTCAATAGTTTCGCTCGTTGGTGGTGGACGTTTTTTAGCCATCTCCGACAATTTCTGTTTAGTTTCATCAGAGTGCTTATGACCATAAGATCCTTCATAAAATCCTAACGCGCCTCGGATTTTTTTGGTTTCTGATATTTTTCTCCGAACATCATTATTTGGTGGTATCCCAGTATTCCATACCTTACCCCCTGATATATTTTTCTTTGCGATATCCTCAGATCCCCAATAACGTCTACAGTCTTCAGTATACTCATTTTTCACATTATAACCAATATGTAAAGTTTTCAATTCGTCAATCCAGTACTGCTCTCGTTGTAGAATATTATCAAAACACTCTTCTATAACTTCAATTTTATGATTTATTGTACCATACTCTCTAAGAGAATGTGCTATCAAAGAAGTTCCTTGTAGTTTTCTCCCGTTGCTAATATGCTCTCTGAATCGCTCATCAATAGTTTTAATTGTTTTACCAACATAAATCTTATTAGTGATTATATTAGTAATTTTATAAATATATCCCATATATTATCCAATCATCATCCCAACTCATCCACAAAAAGTCTATCTTGCAATCCTAAACCACCTTTAATATTTTTTTCTCCAGTTTCGGTTGGAAAAAGGTGGTCCTCTGACGCTGTAATTTCTTTACCACTTTCGGTCTTGATACGATACATCTTTTTCCGAGTCTGGGGGAATACAGTTTTCACCACATTCCATCCAGTATCTGAACTCAACTCATCACCAATACACACATCAGATATCTTAATATCCCCTCGCTTTGATGTAACAGTGGTATTTACATCCAAACAAAATCCGCTGCGAGTTGTTTGAGTTGCTGAGACGACAGGGACATTTGCTTCAACTGCAAGACCACGTAACTCCTCCGCAATAGATTTGATATATGTGTATGAATTAACGGACGACCCCATTTTGGTGCGGGATGATGCACAGATATTCAGATAGTCAATGAATACAATATCAGGAGTGAAGTTCTTCTTAATCTTCAATTCCTGAAACAATGCTCTGAAGTGACCAGCATGAGCAGATGCAGTCGGATACTCTTTAATAATTAGTTTTCCATGAGTTTTATTCTTGAGGGTACTGAACTTTCGAGCATAATCTTCTCGTGGTATGACTAGAAGTTCATCCATAGTCAGGTTGAGTAGATTTGCATCAATCCGTTTTGCAAGCTCCTCCTCGGCAAGTTCAAGGGTGATATAAAGAACATTATTTCCATTACTGATACATGATGACGCCAAGTGACACATCATCATGCTCTTTCCAACGCCTGTCCCAGCCAAGATAATATTCAACGTCTTTTTAGGAAATCCATCCTTAGTGATTCGGTTGAGCAAATCCAGATCAGTCTTAATCCGGCTTTCTTTTCGGTGATAGAAGTCATAACGAGATTCTGAGTCTTGAGTGTAATCATGCCCGACATTCTGATCAAACGACACACCAAGGGCATCACTCAGTAGTTGCGGAATTTCACCTTTAGCACGAGTTCCCTTAGTATCATCAAGAATAGAAACTGATTCCATGATGGCATTGTAGATAGCCCGATCCTGACAAAACTTCTCGGTCTGTTCTACAAGCCATTCTGTCTGTGTTGGTTCGTCTTTGTTGTCATCCAGTTCTTTGAGTAGCTTGATGGCCCCGTGAACTTGCTCATCGGATAAATTCTTCTTCTCTGTGAAATTGATCACCAGTGCTTCATGTGTTGGCAGGGCTTTGTACTTGTTGACGAAATCTGATACTTCTTGGTAGACATTCCTCTCGGTTTGATCTGAGAAATATGCTGCGTCAATGAAGGGGATTACTTTTCTTGTAAACTCTTCATTATAGATAAGGCTCTTCAGGATGCTTAGTTCTAGTCGGTTCATTTTCAATAATAATCTCAGTTAGGATGTCACCCATTATAGTAACAAATTCGTCATCGTTAGTCAAGGAGTCAATCGTATGTTTGCCGGATTGAAGGATGTTATAGTTAAACTTCAACTGGGGCAAGTACGAATCTTGATCTAGACTAACCATTCCATAAGAGAAAACTACACCGGAATAGACTCCCGATGTAATTTCCACCCATGTTGCATCATCATACGGCGATTCTGTGAACTTATACTCAATCTTCGGGGTCTTCTTCCAGGAATTCGGGATCATCGTGGTGATCAGGTTTTTCAAGAAGACTACCATAGCCGATTGTGTAACTTTTTCTAACATACTCTTTAAACTCCTTATCATTTAAAATTGGATCCCAAAATTCAGCACATAATGTATCGGCCATACGTTTCTTATCACCGATTTCACCAGTAGCGCGATCAACCTTTGCATACCACCCCGCGTTCGGCTTAGTAACAAAACCACCCTCAAGAGCGATCTCCATCAGTCCTGAATATTTCTGAATACCACCTTCATATGTAACGAGGAATGGGAACTTGGATTTCTCTCGAACAAAACGAGACTTTTCAATGTTGATCGTAAAGTTCCAACCAACTAAATCAGTACCATCCTTCTCTTGTGCTTTACCGATGATGAATGCCTGATTTGCGGCATATATTAGCCCTGTACCACCACTAATGATCTGTTTCGGGTATAACGCCATCTCTTGATATGTATGGCAGATAGCAATACAAGGGATATCTTTAGTCACAAGGGATGCTGTGATCATACGGAACATTCCCTTAAGACTTTTAGCCCTCTGCATTTCTGCAACAGACTTTTCGTTAATGGCGTCATCTAATTCTTTGAGACTCGCGGTGTTTCCGATTGAGTCAATAACAATAATAACTTTATCATCTCGATCTAGTTCTTTAAGCTGTTTAACGATATCGAATTTAAGCATTTCAATATGTTCGATTGGAATATGAACAACTCTTGATGGATCAACACTCAATGATCGGAGATAGTCTGGGGTGACACCACCTTCAGAGTCATAAAATATACAAATACCATCTTCGTATCGATCCAAGAAAGCCTTAACACATACAAGGGCCAAATTTGACTTGAAAGTGCGAGAATTCCCCGCCACGAGGGTTAACCCGCTACTGAGACCCCCATCAAGATCACCAGTAAATGCAATATTGATGATCGGAATTTCTACAGGAATCACATCCTTTTCCTTAAACATCACAGAATCTTCCAACACTGATGTGTGTTTAGTTGGACTAGTCTTAAGAATCTTTTCAAGTAACTTATTCGCCATTTTGTTTTCCTTTTAATTTACAGTTGTCATTATGCCATCTTTTTATATTTGATGGGGATGTTTCTATTCCACAGTGCTCACATTTTTCAGTCTTTCGCTCTTTTCTATTTGGGTTGTGTGGGCAATATGGTTCATGAAATTTTATGTTTTTAGATTCAAAATCACAGTGCGGACACTTCTCATAAACACGCTTTGCCAATGCAGCTTTAATTTTATCACTACGAGCTTCAGCAACCCCAGGAACCATAGAAATATTCGGAACCCCATACTTCTCCATTAATGTAGCCTCTCGCTTAATCCTAACTCGTTCAGCCATACCTTCAAGCTGTAGAATATATTCAACACCATACATCTCTTTCAAAGTGCGTCTTCGGGATTCGTCAACTTGCTTACTCAGCCCCGGAATATGCATATTATGCTCAACACCATAACGCTCCATGAGAGTCTTTTTCCCTGCGGCTCTACATTTTGCGGCAACCTCTGGGATACGCATCACATGATCATACCCCATCGCAGCACATTTCTCTTTTAGTTTAGCTAGGGCTAAATGCATAGTATGATGCACACCATACTTCTCTAAACAATTTTTTTCACGAGTCACCTTTATTTTAGCTTTTGCGACTCGCTTATCTTCCTCTGACGCACATTGCCACCAAGCAGGAAGATTCCCCTGATTACCTTCATAACCATATTCAGGAACTAAATTGGCGAAGTCTTCATTGAATGGGATATTATAAAAATCTGAATGATATTGACACACGAGATTGAACTCGTCTATATCATCCGACGAGAATATAAGCCAAGTACACACGGGTCCGGGATGAGATTCCAATAACTTCTTCCACCGAACACCAGATCCTTTGTATTGCCTATAATCTTTTCGTTTCGTGATACACAGATAATTAATCCCAGTATCCCAATGGGTCTTAATCATCAACTTATATTTCTTATCCGTAGTTACATTTTCACCTATTTTACTCGGATCATATGTTTCATAATCAATTTTAAAGGATAACTTACGCATCTTATCCATTAGTGTTTCCATTTTATTTTCTCCTTGGGGTTATCGTATTTTTTGTCAGATCCCACTCTGACATGGTTTTATTTATACTCAAATTACGGATTAATCTCGGATTTAGTCACATCAAAAACGAATGTTACCCGTGTTTCTTCTCCGATGTTTTCCGAGCTATGCATTTTCTTATTATCAAACCAGAAGAATGTTCCTGGTTCAATAATAGCCTCTTCACCATCAACCGTGTACTTATATCTGCCAGCAATCGATAAATGATACCGATCCTTGTTCAAATAATAAGCCCCGATGTCAATATGCGGTAGTACTTCCTCACCAACACCCAATGCCAGAAATCCACATCGACCTAGTGACCGGAAATGCTGCCGTACAAAATCGACAATTGCTGTGTGGTGTTCAAATGCTGGTGTGACGATACAGACTTCAGTATTACGAGAATCTTCGCCCTCTTTTGTAATACCACCCATAACCAACTGAAGAACGTCAACACCGACTCGATGTTTGGCATGTTCTCCGTGTTCGATATCAACGAACTCAACTCCGGTCATTTCCTTTTGTTGCTGTCTTAGGATTTCGGTAGATCGATCAATAGAGTTAAGATCTGCATGACTCATTTCTCCAGTATGATCTAATTTACGTTGACTATTCCAATCGTCTTTATAGAGTTCAAGTTGTTCTTTGATCTTGGAGACATCGATGCCAGTTTTAATGATTCTAATGTTCATGCGAAAAATCCGTTGAGTGAATTAACCTTTTCGTGCTGCCAACCGATACAATCCAGGATGCCTTTAATCGGATCCAGATAGGTCTTTTGGAATTGAGTGTCATAGTCAACATAAGAGTGTAATCCGAATTCCTCTGGTAGTCGCCCCGGATATGAGATGACCGAATCGCGGAATGGATTTGGTTTCTTTAAGTATGTAAACTTTAACTTCTCGCCTTCTTGGATGATCGGATACTTATTGTCGAGATTCTGTTTCTTCAGGTAGTGGTTATAAAGAATAGCGCCCTTGACGTGAATCGGGGTTCCTTTTCGATATAACGTAACCGAATCCGCATACTCTTTCAACCCGTTACAGCCACGAGGGAATGAGACTTCTTCGGGTGGTAGTGTCTTAAATTCATCCTTAAACTTCTTGATACATGCCTGGACATCAGCTTCAGTACCTTTGATCATGAGTTCAATAGTTTCTCTCATTCGATCTCTGACAACGAGGGGTGTTGAGGATTGAATAACCTGCAATCCCATAATTTTCAAATCTGGTTCGGAATATTGAACCCCCTCATTATTATACACATTTAGGATATAACGCTTCTTAGCTGTCCAAATCCCCTTATCGGCTAGGGCTTCGCGCTTCATATTCATCTTCTGAGCATACGCATGGGTATAGATAGCCAATTCCTGATATGTATTCTGGATCAATGGCTGAATCTTATCCTCACTAACCTTATCCATGAAGTCAATGATCTTTTGTTTCGGCATCTTATCAACTTCAGAGCCATAAACTTTATCGACCAATTCACCAAGACGAACATAAACCGAATCAGTATCAGAAGCAATCACATAATCAGCCTTCGTATCCAGCAAAGTATTCAAATACCGATTGATCTCATTTGCAACCCATCGAATCGCTAACTGACTTGACACAGTAACAGATTCAGCAATTCTCAGATCATAGAATCGGAAGTATCGGGAACCAGTAATACCAAAACACGAATTAAGGCTAAGCTTCTTCGCTAACTGAATATTATTGTATCGAGCAATTCGTTTTTCAATATCTCGACGCTTGATAGGGTCTGATTCCTTCTCCAACTCTTTCTTAGCGTCCAACATCATTCGCTTATACTTCTTGCGATCTGTGTAAAGCCGCTCCAAAATTGCAGGAAGAAATCCTTGCTTATCTGTTCTAAAGAAGTTGCCAGTGGGAGTCAGTGCTACTTTCAATCCATCAAGTACAGAGGTATCAATCTGTTTATTCAACATCTTGTCAACAGTAACACCTTGAGAAACGATATCCCGCATCTCTTTAGTGTAATCGGCAACATCAATCACTGTTTCTGGTGACATGTTGGATCCCATCATGATGTGGGGGTGTAACGAATCCAAATCATAACTAGCAACCCAGTGATGCATACCGACTTGAACCTCTTTAACGAACGCACCTTCAAAGCGACCATCCTTCTCGCTGACCTGAGATGGTGGCACAATGATATTTTTCTCTAACAAATCATTATAGATTAGCGCATCCCACATCCGAGTCTGGGCAAAGATGTCCTCAAAATTAGATTTAGTGTCATACGCAAGAGTCAAACCCAGTTCAATCAGTTTCAGTTTATCTTCAAGTCTAATAACAAGCTCAACGTCCTGTATATTATATTCAATGAATTTCTGATAATCTTGTACATATAGATCGTGAAGGCTATCATATTCATCATAAGATAGTTTGCGTTCACCAAGTTCTACGTTGGCGATATTGTCCAGTCGGTATGATTCCTGAGATTTACCACCGGGAGCATATGCCTTATACAGTTCAATATAATCAAACGTAGCGACACCACAGAGTTCGTATGCTAACTTTTCTCCATAGGTACTCTTGACTGTACGCTCTCGGATCATTCGCCAGGGGGACAAATTCTTAGCGGCATCTTCTCCGAGAATCTTAGTGAACCGATTAACCAGATAAGGAATATCAAAGAACTTAATATTCCATCCCGACAGAACATCAGGACAGTCTTCAATCCAGTCATCTAGAAACTTTTTACAGAGTTCATATTCATCAGCACATTTAATATACCGAACACCTTCTTTAGTATTATTGAAGTCGCCACAACCATATACCCGCGTTTCGCCATTCATATACTTAATACAAATGGCTGTAATCGGATTATCAGCCTTATATGCATCCGGCATTCCAGAGGAACTACCCACTTCAAGGTCAATTACTGCAACCGAAACGTGGTCCTGATCCCAATCAACCATACCTTTAAATTCATCAGCAATAAACGCATACTCAAATCTAGAGTTACCATAGATCTTAAAATTGCCGACATCTTCGTATCTCTTGACGAAATCACGGGCATCTCTAATACCACCAAATACCATAGGCTCTAGTGGTTCATCATGGAGAGTCTTGAATTGAGTTTGTTTCTTAGTAGGCAAATATAAAGTCGGCTGATACGCAATTTTCATACGCACCCGCCGACCGTCTTTAACACCCCGATAAAGGATGTTGTTGCCTACACTGATAACGCTCGTGTAGAACTTGGACATTGTTATACTTTTGGAATTGAGCCAGCAGAAGCAATTTGGATGCCACTGCCAAAGACCTCATTATACCGATTCTCTAGCTCACGTACAGGAGTGTTAATCGTCAGTACATCTTCCAGAGCAATCTCAATACCAACTTGCCATTCATCAGTGAACTCTAGGAATGGTGCGAAGCCAATACCACCTTGAGGACTTTCATGCGACGGAGGAACTGAAATCACTTGAACTGGCTTTTTAACTTCAACGCCATGTTCGGTTTCAGTCACAGCACCCATAATGGTATGGTTTGTTTTAAATGTTACTACCTTAATCATACAGCCACCTTATAAGAAGGATCGAGAACTTCCAGCGTTACCCATTTCTTAGGGAACAGCATTTCACGACCACGGAAATCATTCATATCATACGTTGGATCTTCTACCAGACCAACGAGTTCCACGAGACCATCATACTCACGCAGGAACAGATCATACTTAACTGCTTTGGTTAGTCCGAGAGTTTCAGCGATTTGTTTTGCGAGTTTGTAAGTGTTCATATACTTCACCTTTGTTAACATAGAAAATACATTATAACATTGCCGTTGTTAGTGTGCGGCAATAATGTTAGATAAACTTCGATAGATTTGGTTCTTTCCAATTTGCTGGCTTGAGAACTTTACCATCGGCGCGTTTGATGACTTTACCGGTTGCAGTGTCAATCTTTGAGAGATTCGAATCAGCAACTTCATCCCAGGCTTCTTGGACTTTATACTTCTTCATGTGACAATAACCTAGAATAACCCAGATCATATCCATACAGGCGTCAAGCTGTTCAATTTCATCGTTCTCATTACATGCTTCAAGGAATTCTTCATACTCTTCACGAATAAGCTCTTTGTACAGATCAACATTGGCTTGTGATGGTTCTTGATCACATGCGTCAACAAAACGCTTAACATCAATAGACATACTCATATTACTTCTTCTTTCTGGTCTTTGTGACCTTCTTTTCAGTTTCTTTAATCAAACTCTTCTTAATGGCAGTCGCTTCGATGACTTCATTAAGCAGAGCATCCCAATCCCACTTCAGATTAACACTACCATCTTCGGCAACACTAATCGTCAAATGATGATTCTTTAAGACTTTTGACATAATTCAACTCCACACTTGGTTAAAAACTCAATAATACATTTTTACGAATCGTTCTTTCATACAGACTCAACCATACTCTTGAACTGATTATAGCATGTTGGGAGAGCATCAAAGGTTTTTTCAATAGAGTTTGCCCATCGATCAAACGTTTCATATGACTCAGACGCTTCAAACTCTCCATACATATTCACACGCCAATAACGACCTTTGCCTTTTAGATAACAATAGTCATATTCTTTACGTGATTTTCGACCATGTGATTGAAGACCGATCTTATCACACCAATGTTTCCACTGCTTAGGTAATTTATAGTTTTCCATTATACATTCACATACACAAGTTTAAATTGATCAGCTTGAGGCTCGTGACCTTTATAGCCACGCGGATTACAGATCACACGAGTATCACCAACCATATAAGCAAATGGGTGATGAACATGGCCGTGAGTCCAGAGTTTGATATTAGGACGATCCAACATCAATTCCGTAAGATCGCTATAATAAGCCCCGTTCATCACCGAATCATGCCGGTACATCTCATGGATTGATTCAGCACTAGGCGCATGATGACCTACTACAACATAAGTCCCCTCCTTCTCAGTTACAAGTCTGATATATTGAATCATCTTCTCATGATCGTCAACAGAATCTTCGGGACAGAATCGAGAGACTTCCTCTTTCTTCTTAGTACCACAGACAATCTTGTTACCATTTGAATCAGTCTTATATACACCAGCATCATCTTTTTCATAAAGCGGAACTGTACGATAGACACTCCGATTACTATTTTTGATGAGCTGGAAGTCATTCATCATACTCTTAACATGATACAAAGTCAAGGGGTCTCGCTTATTCATATCAGTCCAAAGTGTGCCACCAATGAAAGTAACATCATCAATTGTAACACACTCTTTATCCAGGATGTGAATATTTGGAAGGTGCATCAGTTTATACTTAAGGATTGTGTATGTTGTTGCGAAATCCCCATGATAAGACTCATGATTTCCAGCGACATAGATCACATGACGAAATTGTTCAGAGCAGTTCTTAAAGAAGTCATGGAATCGATTACTCAGAGATCCCACACCATACCCCATCGGATCATAGTCTTTAAGATCTGCGGCAACACAAATATCACCAGAGAGAATCAGAACATCAGCGTTCTCGGTGTTCTCTAGTGTTAGTGCTTGAAATTCCAAATGTACGTCACTCGCAACTGCAATTTTCATAATGTATCCAATAATAAAATCCCGCTTACTTTATACGGGGATCACTAACGAGGACCAGTGAAATTTCTCGGACGCCTATTACCGTGACGACTAACGTGCCCTAAGGTGGGTTCTTTTACACTTTCTGGAACGCTGCCTGATTGACTAGAAACTCTCGATCAGGATTTTCTGGGTGATGAACTTTAATAAAAAGCGTATCCCCATTCGTTACAGTTTTAGTCAGATCTTTACAATGAACGATCTCACCAGTGTATATGTTCTTTAGTTTAGTCATAATACTCAAACTTCTTCTTACCAATGTTATACTTACTTACCAATTCCCATTCATGTTTCTCCCGATATGATAGAATCTTAATCTGGTGAATGGGGGCAATATTTCCTTCAATGGCACTCGGATTGATGATTGTTACAAGACCCCATTCTTCTAGGAGTGATGCGATGGCGTTTCGGCGTTGAATATCATTTTCCGTGATACTAGCAGGTTTTCCATCAAGTGCAAACATCTCTTTGAAGTGCATAATCGCATAACGACCACGCTTATGAAGAATGTGGCATGATTGATATAGAGCTTTATCTTTGCGCGACGAGACACCAATTCTAGAAAGCGTCTCTGTAATTTTTAGGAACGCTTCATCATCAAGTTCTATTTCAACACCATAACCTCTGAAAACATCTAACATAAATCATTTCCTCAAACCACCAATATCGGTTTTTTCTTTTAGTTTTTCGATTTGTTCTTTGGTTAGGAGACGCAACATTTCACGGGCTTTATCGTCCGAACAATGATATGTCTGTTTCACACATGCTATATCATCGTTTTTTTCAGGCTTAATCCACTTTCCAAATGATCTCTTTTTAGATCTGACTGTATTTATGAGGAAGTCAAACTGGGCTTTTTTGTTGATCCAAGGCCGACGATTCATCTCATTGGCATAGAGTAAACAATCCCTGTGATATGAGAGTGCCTTATTAGTTAAATAGGGAACATAACATTCTTCAGATTCAGCATCAGTGATTAACTCATCCTTACTCTGAAGAATCGCCTTAACGAAATCAAATGCATCAATCTTCTGCGTCACTTGAATTCCACACTAACCATAATTTCTGTCAGACAAGCCATGATGTTAATCTCGGCATCAGCTACAAATGATTGCTTGTAACTATAATCAGCGATGATGATTACTGCTTGAGGGATACTAACGGGCTTCAGAATATCATAGAGATTATCATAGAGCTTCCGGTACAATTCTGTTGGATCGATGTCATTACTACCAACCCACTTACGAATCGCACCGAAGTCTTTGTCCTTCAGATATCCAACCACTTCCGAAATAGTAACATCAGTGATTTGTGCTAGAATTCCAGTATCAATATCACCCATCTGAGAGAATCGCTGAAGTTCATTGATCACTCGACGAAAATCTGGAAAGTGTTTCTTGACGACCTCAGCAATAACCTTGTCGTCAAACACAACTTCTTCAGACTTAAGAATGCCTTGAACTCGCTTAAAGAACTGAGAAGCCATACCAGCCTTCTCGTTATTCTTCAGTGAAAATTCAATGACTGCACAGCGACTATGGAGAGGCTCAATCAGTTTACTCTTATAGTTACAGGTGAAGATGAATGAACAGTTTGAAGAGAATGTTTCGATAGCATTACGGAAGGCCGCTTGTGCGTTGACTGAAAGATAATCAGCCTCGTCGATGATGATGACTTTACGACCACCGGATAACGACATACTGGATGCATAAGTTTTAATCTTATCACGAACAATGTCAACACCATTTTCATCAGAGCCGTTGATGATCATATAATCACACCCGACTTCATTACACATAGCCTTCGCCACAGTAGTTTTACCAACACCAGCGCCACCACAAAGAAGCAGATTAGGAATACTCTTTTGATTGACATATTCCTGAAATGGCTTCTTCAGGCGTTCGGGTAAAATACATTCTTCGATCTTCTTTGGGCGATACTTCTCAACCCAGATCAAGTCTTCAGCGTTCATTCACAACTCCATAACAAAATAAAAATTAACTCAGATTAGCATTCAATCGTGCAAGAACCTCTAGCATATCACCAATCACCTCGGAAGTCCCACCGTCAACCAATGTAATCTTGGTAGTTTTGCGGGACTTCACTTCGGTTACTAGGATAACATGATTCGGATTGATTGCAACATTTTCACCACTATTTGTTTGAAAATGTATGATCATCTTAAGCCTTTGTGAATGTTGAGCCAGCTTCGACAGCAATCCAGTATTGTAGATCACGAGCAGTATTGACAAAGTGTGAGATGCCTGCTGATGAAATATCCACTTTGTAAGTTCCTGGAATCATCTTCAGTGCTTCAGTCTTAAAGACCATCTTGAATGAATCGCCAGTACCTTCAGCGATATCAAGTGTGTTGGTAGATGCTGCGTCATTACTAGCATCAAAGGTTTCAATGCTGATCTTACCACCATTCGACTTCACTGCAATATTAGGAGAACCTAAGACAGCAGCAGAACGAAGAACTGAATCAAGATCGCTTTGTGTCAGTTCAAAACTAATCTCTGCATCTGGCATTGCGATTGGCTTTTCTGGAGGAGCAACAACCATTGTAGGATCACAGAAGCGATAATTAACTCGGCTACGACCACCCATACCAGAGATAGTTGCAGATGTCTCACCAAATTCAATGTCTGAGCCATCTTTATACAGAGTCAGAACCGTGAGTAGATTGTTCAGATCATAGACGCCAAATTGCACTGGAATATTCTCAGTAATGGTAGCTTGCGCCAGGATATTCATACCACCAGAACAAGTCTTGATGACGTTACCCTGCTTGAATACGATACCAGTGTTGATACCAGCAAAGTTCTTCAGGATGTTGATTGTGTCGGTTGAAAGATTCATTGTAACTCCAAATTAAAATTCATTATAAAATTAGTCTTCGTTCTTAGGCGAATATTTAACATCATGTTCATAGAGGAAGAACAGATTACAAGAGGCGTGTGCTAGATGATGAATACCTGTTTCTGGATCAAACTCTTCACCCTCCTTCCAAGCCCATAAGTGTCGTTGTAGAGCATCAAAGTATCTACGCTTAGCATCGGGAACACGCTGCCAATTATCTGGTTCGTATTTCTCTGCACCAAACGTAAGTACTTTGACCATCTCTTTAAGTGCGAGTGGTGGGACTAAACCATACTGCAACTTCCCACCATCGAACTTACGACCACCAGTAGTTGCAGTTTGAGATGCTGCAACCCTGGATCTATCCACTGATACATATGGTTCACCAATCGGCCCATATATCCGCTGCCCAAATTGATCTCGGTCTGTGGTGCTCATTACAGTCGTCCAGTCATTTCCGCGATCTTAGGCATGTTACCAGTGAATGCGTATGTACCGATATGTTGAGTGCGCATCCAAGGGCACAGGTAGATTTGACCACCGATCTTACGCCACATCTGACAGAACATATAATCTTCGCTCAGGTAACGGTCTGAACCACCACCAGTAATACTATCCTTGGTATCGATCACGGTGTCGAAGTATGCGTGGATATAACGAGTGCCATCGAAATTAGCTTGACCAACATGATCTGGCTTATAACGAATATTAGGGTATGCTTCTTCCATCTTAGTGAATACTTCGCGCTTAACCATCATCAAGCCAGTGCCGATTTCCAATACTTCGAGTGGCTCTGTTACTTGGAATTGCTTTGTACCATGAACAACGTTGAACACATAATCACCAACCAGATTTTCCAATTCACCGGGATTAATGTCTGGATGTTTACGAGCGGCTGTTGCTACATTATTCCAGTTGATCGATTTCTTAGGATATGGAGCGCCGATAACATCTTTATCAAGTGCCATCAATGCCACGATATCTTGTGGGTTAAAATGTACATCGGCATCAATAAACAGGAGATGTGTGCAATCTGAACGAAGAAACTCATCAACTAAATAATTTCGGGCCCTAGGAATCAAAGATTCATTAAATAAAAATGAAAACTTTATATCAATTCCATATCGAGTCATAACACCCTGCAAATCCAGACACGATTTAACATACATACCATGCGCCTGACCTCCATACATAGGAGAACACACCATGAGCTTGTTCTTCTTTAAATCGTCAATCTTTACTTTAATTTCCATCACAATCTCCTACATTTATATTGTTTGTGTTGTTTAAATTTTCCTAATGCAACTTGGCTCATTGCGCCGTCAGATAAGTTATTCCTCCGACAGAATTCGGATAATCCTTTTATGATGTATACATTCCCAACTGGATCTGTTATCTCATAAAACTTAGAAGTTTTACTTTCGGCTCCGACCATACCTTTATTTGGTGGGACACTCCCCATTTTCTTTTTACTAATCGCATTCTTCGTTTCTTCAGTATGCGATCTACCGTAGAAATGATTTTCTTTACCATAACGTTTTTTTCGATTTTTAGCGCCTTCGGATTGGGCAATCTTTATTGCTTCTTTTCTGGTTATTTGACCGGATAACATTTTCCACGCCACATGATCCTGCCAAAACCCCAAGTCTTCCCATAACTGCTTATGAAGTTCGGCATGCTTTTCAATGGTAACAGTAACTAAATTAGTTTTATCATCCGACCCTCCCATATGTTTTGGGATGATGTGATGTTTATGATATACACACATTTCCAATTATTTCCTATTGACTATTTTATTATTTTTATAATACCAATCATAATATGTCTGGAGATATTAATATCTCCAGACATATCCAAGACTAGGGTTTACTTAGTCTTGGTAGCGAGTCGATAGAAACTTACCATACGACCATTTTGCTTCTTTTGCTCAGTGACGATTGCATGACCATCTTTGCGCAGATCCGAGATACGTGCCGAGATGTTCTTCACATTGAACTTGGTACGTGCTTGTTCAATAGTCAGTGTATTGTATCGGGTAGTCTTGCTCAGGTACGACAGGATTTTTGCTTTAGTTGACATAATAACTCCATAATATAGATTCACATTCAAATTATCAAGAGGTGAATCGGCCCTTGAATTTGGGGGCAGCTTACCTACCAGCACCGTAGTACCATATTTACGGGGATCTGCCGCCTGAGAAAAGTCAGACCTTAGTGACCGCTTACAGGTCAGTCACCGATTCGGATCAAGCTACCGTAGTACCATATTTACGGGAATCTGCCGCCTAGACTTTCTATACTATGGGTATAGCGTCATACAGGCTTTGGTGGTAACTTGAGGGAAACCCACCGATTCGGATCAAGCTTACCGTCTTTACAGCTTGTTTAGAGCCAGAGGACGGGATTTCTGTAATACTAACACAACAACATTCAATTGTCAAGCGTTCCGTTTAATTTTCTTGATCAATTTCTGTTGCTTTTGACGAGCCATTTGAAGTGCCACTGGACCAACATTATCCACAAAAGTTACACCATTCATATGATCCAGTTCGTGTTGGAAGCATTGAGCAGTAACACCTTCAAAGTGGTGTGATTGCAATTGTCCATTGATATCATAGAACTCAACATCAACAGAACAATATCGGGGAACTGTGACAAACAATCCTGGGAATGATAGACAACCCTCTTTCATCTTAAAAGTTGATTCCGAATGTCCTACGATCTTGGGATTGATGCAGACAAAATCACCCATAACAAACATTCGCTCTTGGACACCACACTGATTGGCTGATAGTCCGATACCATTATATTCTTGCATAGTTTTTTGGAGACGACAAGCAAACTTAGTCATCACCGGATTAGGCAACATTCGCACATCATGTTCTGGCATAGCAACCTTAAGCAGATGGTAGTTCTCGTCATACAGAGGGAGCACTTCAATCTTATCATCTTGTTTCAGACCAATGCCAGTATCAATTACTAAAAAATCTTCATTATTCATTTTGCGATCCTACTAAAATTGTTATGTTTCTCGAACGAAATCATCGATCTGAACTTGTCTTGAAGGATATCTCCGCGATGACTAATCACAAACAAATTAACGCCTTCCAATGTACTCAAAATCTTAACAAGATTTTCAATACTATTCGCATCTAAACTACTATCAAATACTTCATCCAGAATTAGTAGATTAGTGTTTACGGAGTTCTTCAATTTAGCCACGGTTCTCCAAGTAAGCATCAGAGCAATATCAATCTTTTGCTTTTCACCTTCACTAAATGACGCATATGTGAATTCGTCTCGGTGTCTTGATTTAATAGTCTCCTTGAACGATTCATCCAAATTAAAGTTCACAAAGAAGTCCATTTCGGTTAGATACTTATTCACGACTTTATTGATGATCGGGAGATATTGCTTTACGATTTTGGTCTTAATCCCACTATCTTTCAGAAGAATTGTGGCTGCATCATAATAAGACTTCTCATCAATCAATCGTTTATGTTCCACGTCAAGTTCATTTAATTTGACTTTCAATTTATCCAAAGTTTCAGTCCCAGCATCAAGATTGTGTTTAGTATTTTTAAGTTCACCAATCTGTCTCTGGAGTTTGGTGATATAGCCATTCATATTAGTGACTGAAGTATTATCAGTGGCTATCTTAACCTGACACTTATGAATCTGATCTAGTGTTGTATGAATCTCTTGAAGGCGTTGCGTCTCTTTCCCAATCACATCAGCAATATCTTTAATACCCTTAGAGCTTTCGGCGATCTTAGCTTGATTAGTATTGATCTGATCTTGACTCTTATCCTCATCAATCTTCTGACGGCAAGTGGGGCATGTGTCGTTATTCTGGAAGAACTGGATATCCTTCTTTAGATTAGAGATGTTCGTTTCAATCTGGGTTTCGAGTTGATTCAGTTTCTTGATCTTACCTTCAACTATAGACTTGTCAGTGATGGATTTCTGGAGTTCTTCAACTTTCTTACTGAAATTCTCAATACTGATATTCACTAAGCCAATATCTCTTAGGTAGTTTTGAATCTCAGTTTCATATTCGACAATCTTCTCATCGTTGTTCTGTTTTAGTTCATTGATGTGTTTTTCCTGCAACTGATAATTTTGGGAAGTGAGTTCGATCTGATATTTGTTGCTTGTGGTTGCTTCTTTGTTAGTAGAAAGTCGTTCCTTCAATAGAGAATTCATCGTCGAGAAAATCTGGATGTCAAGTAAGTCCTCGATAATAGCACGACGATCCCCAGCAGACAATTGCATGAACGGGACGAACGAAGCAGATCCGAGAATAACAATCTGTGTGAATGATTTAAAATTCATCTTTAGGATATATTTTTCCAGATATTCCTGATAATCCTTTACCGATGCTTCCTGATTGATTAGAGATCCATTACAGTAGATCTCAAAAATATTGGGTTTGATGCCACGAATGATCTTATAGGATTTATTATCAACATCAAATTCGAGTTCCACAACACAATCTTTGCCATTGATAGAGTTGATTAGTCCAGCTTTATTAATATTGCGGAATGGCTTATTGAATAATGCGAAGCACAACGAACAAAGGATGGAACTTTTACCACTACCATTTTTTCCAATAATCAGTGTACTAGGGGATTTATCCAATAGAATTTCAGTGAACACATTACCAGTACTCAAAAAATTCTTATATTTAAGTTTGCGGAAGAAAATCACTCGGTAGCTCCAACGTTCAAAGATTCAATATACAGTTCACGCATCACAGTTTTCAATTTGTCAGCTTCCACATTCAAAGATAGGTCATCAATAAATTTATTCAGAGTTGTCATCGTATCATCAGCTTGATCAATAATATCATCAACCCCCTCTGTGATATCCGTAAAATCCTCAACAATAGAAATGTCAGCGGCTTCAGCTTTATGGAGGTTGTCAATCAGAGTATCAAATAAGTATGGATTCTGCTTATTCATCACAACAATCTTAACATACGAATCCTTGAGATTATCATAGTTAAAGATGTTCCAGAATTCATGATCTTGTTCTAGATCATCATAGTAAATCTTATGGAACATCTTATATGGATTCTGAACAAAAGTCAACTCCCGCGTTTCAGTATCAAAGACATGAAAGCCACGAGGATCATCACAGTCTCCCCAAGTCATTTCTCCAGGAGTGCCGACATAGGTGATCTGACCATCGGTTGATTTATGGTGAAAATGCCCACTCAGAACCACGTCATACCTACTCAAGATTTTCTTACTCAAACCTTCATGGCAAACATTACCACTATCCATAACAAAACCAGAAATCTCAAAGTGACCAAAACAGATTTGTGTTTTGCTTTTCTTAATGAATGTTGTAACATCCTCTAGGTTGTCATCACAGATCCAAGGAATAATATCAATAGGAATTCCATCAACATCTACAGTGACTGGCTTATCATGAATATTGATTTCCTTATAGTCACTCAACAATTGCTGTGACGAATTAACTTCTAAAGTGTTGCGAAAGAAAATGTCATGATTGCCTAGTAGCGTTGTTAGAGTCAATCCATGTTCTTTAAACTTATCAAAGAAGTATTTCCGCGATAAATGAAGTGAATTGAAATTGATGAATTTTCTACGGTCAAAAAGATCCCCCAACTGGAACACCTGATCGATTTTGTTTTCCTTCAGATACGGGAAAAAAACTTCATTATAAAATTTACGATAATACTCATGGAATACGATTGAATCATTACGCATCCCAAAGTGAGTATCGCCTAGTACACAAATCTTCAAATCATTCTCCTTCAGGTTCTTCTGTAATTTCTGGATCTGGTTCTACGAACTTTTCAAGACCCTTAGATTTCAACTTCTTCTTCGCTTTTTTTGTCTCTTCAAATGTATAGATGAATTCAGAGATATTGTCATACATTTCAAATTGTTTCATATTACCATTTTCATCTTCATACATCTCACCCTCATCAAGAATACCGAATTGCTCAGTGGCCTTGTACTTAACATACAACTGCTTCTTCTCTCTAGCGATTCTACGAAGGAATGCGTAATAGATGATCTGAGTGAAGTATGCGAATGGGTTATTGTATTTGTCTGGATTGAAGTTCCGAAAGTACATAATACTGTTTTCAATACCATCTGCAATCATCTCATCTCTAAATGAATATGATGCGAAGTTTGGTTTTCGTGACAGATTAGTAGCGATCTTAATGAAACAATCCCCGATATAATTAGGTACGATTGGTTCTGGTTTATCGTTCTTCTTGGCTTCAATACATGCTGCTTTATAATCAATAAGTGCTTGAAGAAAATCTGGATTATTGATATAATTGCGTTTCTTCTTTGGGGGTGTTGTTGTCATAATGAAATCCTCTAATTAAAGCATTATACAGGTATTGACACCAAAAGTCAATTGTGCTAGATCATTATTGCCGTACACTTATTTTCAAAATTATGCTCATGTTTGCCCCACAAAGTACTTGACAAGTGTAGAATTGCGGTGTTAAGGATGATTAAGTAAATAAGTAATTACTGATTAGTACTTAGTGAATTGTTGGTTTCTTAGTTACTTTATCTTGATCTACTGATTCAAAGAAGTCTTCTAGTTTTTCATCTTCTATTGAATCTAAATCTTCATCAGTAGGCGCAGCATCACGAAGTGATTCATCTTCGTCAGGTTCTAGATCAAAGACGATAGATTTATAATAGTCAATCATGTGTTCCTTTGGAGTCATCACTGTTAGGATCTGACTGACATGTATACTTATGATGTCATCTTCAACGATCTCTACAGGAATCCAGGGACTCATCATCATAATAGATTTACCAGCAGCCCTCTTAAAGAAGACTGCCATAGGACTACCCATTAGAACAAAGTCCTCATCATACTCAAAGAACGCAATGATATCTTCACCATTTTGCATTCTAAAAATTTTCACATTATCCATCATTAAGCTCTATATTATAAAATTTGTATTCGAATTTCTGTTCATCATAAAGTTTTACTCTCTCGATGAAGTGCTTTAGAGTGAAATTTACATACTTCCCAGTTCTAAAGTCATCAGCAATATCATATAAAGTTGCTGCATCTTTATCATTCCCTCTACGCAGAACTCGACCAATTGACTGAAGGGTTCTTACGCGAGACTTTGAAGATGATGCTGCTATGATATTATGTAGGTTGCGTATTGAGACACCTGTACTGAATACTCCATACGAAGCGATAATGATTGCATCTTTTTCTCGTTCAACAATTTCTCTAGTTGACTCCCGAATTTCAACATCAGTACCACCAAATATAAAGAAGACTTTTCGATTCTTCTTTTCTGCTTCAATGATTCTATGTAACTCTTTTCCATGCTTCTCTACGTACTGGAAAAGAACTAGGGTGTTGCCTTTCAGAGATAAAACTAGATTCTTTAAGAACGCATTTCTTCTGTCATTCTTAACTATATAGTCCATCTCTTTCTGATAGTCCATACCCTTCATGGCTTTACAGACGCTTTCGGGATGTTTTAGGATTAGACACTTAATCTTGAATGCTGATAGATGGTTGCTATCAATCAATTCTTTAGTAGTTGTTGTTGAATAAGCTGGTCCGAACAAACCTTCAAGAACTAATTTATTAACTTCTGAACCATCTAATGAACCTGTACATCCGATTCGATATTTTGTTTCAGTAAGATTCGTCAATATCGATGTTAGGGATTTTGCTTTGGCTTGGTGTACTTCGTCATTAATCACAAAATCAAATTGCTCAAAATACTCTTTAGGCATCGTGAACAAACTTTGCCATGTTGAGATGTATAAGAATTTGCCAGACTGTTTTTCTTTTCCTTGGTGTATGATGTGACAATTAGTTTCAGCATCATAACCATACGATTCGAAGTCGCCGAACATCTGATGGCATAATGAGATATTAGGGACGATCAATAACCCACGCTTGAAATCCATATCCTGCATCTTACGGACGATGAAGTATTGAATCAGTGACTTACCAGATGCTGTTGGAGAGATTATCAACATTCTTTTGTCTCTGATAGCATGAACAAAAGCCTTTACTTGATAATCACGTAGTTCTAATTCAGCAGGAAGGTTTAGTGTCTTAATAAACTCTTCAGCTTCATTCACAGAGAAGTTTTCAGTAAGCTTTATTCTTGGTTCGATGTATACTGAATACTTGCGCTCTTCACAGAATTTCTCGATGTATGGGACTAGGCCATGATATATTTTATTGGTTCTTACATCGAGCAATCTCAGACGCCCATCCCATTGCTTATTCTTATACTTTGGGTGGAATTGATAGTTATGCGCAAAGAACGTAAAGTGATCAGAGATCTCCATAAGGATCCCTCTGTCAGCATCTACTCTAACATATGCTTCATCGATTTTGGTTACTGTGATATCGTGCAATTAAACACCTTGTATGAACCGTTCCCAATTTATTAACTCCTTTAACTGGAACGTCCTAGAATGCAACTCTTTCATGATCGCACTACAAACCTCAACGATTTCTTCATGCATTGCTTTATTGGCTAGGAATTTATTTAAGTCTTCATCACTATCTAGGTAAGTGCTAATATCAGATTTTAAGATATACGGAAAAGGCTCCCAACCATAGTGCTTTAGTACAGAGTCGTCCATCTTTCCTGTATAATATTCCCACTTCAACTTCTTCATTCGATTGTATTTAAACTGGGCATCCTTAATAGCCAACCGATGATGGGAGAGGATGGTTAGATATTTGCTGTGTAATAGTGGAATGTTCAGTAGTTCTTTACCAGGCTCAGTCCTATCTACAATAGAATCTTTTCGCCACATTTCCAGTAGTTCGTCAAGTTTGTTCATAATATAAAAGGTTAGTTAAAATAGTTTTTCGATATCGTAGTATGAGAATCTTATCGTGGCATCAGCAGTCATCGGATTTTCTGGACTATCCGCCGAATTCATCACGAAGTTTGAGAGTGTCGTCGGGAAGCAATCATAGAACTTAAATCTATATAGGGGTGTATATGACGACGAGTGTAGGGTTAAAGTCGCATCAGAAAATTGTGGGAATTCGGGTCTGATAGCAGCCTGTTTATTCTTGGCTTGAGCGCCCAGATTTTTATACTCATCAAAGTTGACTGGGAATGTCATACCTCTAATCCAGTCATGAATTTCTTTCCAAGCAGACAACTCTTCATCAATAATAAACGTAATGTTCATGATGTCGTAGATTGCCTTTTCACCAGGAGAATATAGATCGATGAATGGCGTGTTTCTTGGAACTTCACCTAGTGAGATTCCAGGAACAGAAACACCCTGACAGAAGTATTGCACACTAGGCGCTCTACCAAAAGTCAGGGTGTACTTATTGGGGTGTAGAAAGTTTGGATTAACTGGGTTTCTTGTAATAGCGGTCATAATCCTTATTTATACATATACGCCAACGTCCCGCAGTCAAATATTTTAGCATAACCAAGCTCAAAGGCTAATTCCTCTTCAGTCAAATGAGGTTTATTCAGCTTCTTGAGTAGATTCTTCTTAGTCAAATTCATACGATTGATCAAGACGCTAGAGTTCTTATGAATATAGTAATAACTTGGTCGATTGGTCTTAATTAACTCAAAACCATTCTTCTCATAGACTTTACCATTTGAATATGAACGATCCGCATAAGAAATGATACTACCCGGATTAGTCTTCTTCATATGCGCTAACAACTTTGAGAATGCCCCGATCACTGTATAATTTCCTTTAACGGCGAATCGAGACAACTCCCAATCACAGGACTTAGTAAATCTCGCACTAGAGAATGTCATAACAGAAACCAGAACACCTTCATGATAGAGTCCATACTTAAACTTGGATTTATCTTGACCTTGGATGTGGTTCTCTTCTAGGAACACATTTTTATCATGAGTATCAATCTCCACAATCTCACATGAACGAGCATAGATCCGATGTTCATTTAGGTTCAGTTGATTCTTGATGTAGTTCTTCCACACATCCTTACGCTCATTCCAAGACGATGAAAAGATGTGGATCAGTTTTATACCCTTCGCCTCACAATCCAAGGTTTTTTGAAGATGATACTTAGGTCCTTTGATAGCAGAGAATGTCTTTTCGTTAGGACGATATTGATGTGAATAGACGCCATTATATTCAATAGCAAGATTCATATCGGGGATGTAAATGTCAATCTCCAATCCAGTAGGGCATATGGTTCTAACGCTGGTCTGAATCTCACCTGTATAGATCGACTTAATGAAATCCAATACCTCAACTTCTTCCTTTGACACGAAACTCACTTTACGTTCATATGAGTTGGATGGGTTTGCTGTGATATCATGTTTATTCAGCCAGATCGATACAGTTGACTTGGTGGTTCCGAGTTCATCTGCAATCTGTTCACAAGTCAGGCGTTCAACTTTATATTTGTTATTCAGCCAGTCAAAATCACGCAAACACAAAAGTACATCGGTGTTTGATTCATTATACCGAACGTTTGGCATGTTGTGATGTTTCAGCCATTTATTAACAACAGTAGTGGAGCATCCGAGTTCGTCTGCCAATTTTTCTTTACTCTTCTTCAATACAAATCGCTGTTCATACAACCAATCATAATCTGACATGATTTTGTTATATGACTTATCTTGTGATCTATATTTCTTTGAACATGCGTCAGAGCAATACTTAGTATAACCCAATCGATTATCGGATTTATCTAAGTGGCAGTCTTTTCCACAGGGGCACTTCGGGATTTGATTCATAATATATTTTCCTTTGAAAGGTATTATACACTATCATAGAATAAAAAGCAATAAAAAAGAGGGAACCGAAGTTCCCTCTTTGAGTTTTAGATTTCTTTTATAATTATTTTTATATTAGAAATCAATCGCTTACATAATATTTGCGATTTTCAGTGCACGGTAGTACACGTTCGAAACAGCAGTCAGAGCACCCGAACCTTGCGTCAAGCCTTGAGCAAACGGATTAGCAACAATTCCGTATCTCGTCTTGAACCCTATTTTCGGCTGGAACGTATTGGTATCAACTGCGCGAACCATTTGCAGCGGAACGTATGGGCAGTAGAACAAACCTGCGTCATAAGCATTCGAACCCTTATAACCAACTACAGCGAACTCTGAAGTAGAGCCAGTTGGGAAGTATGGATCGATGTAAACCTTGATGCGACCAAACAGCGTACCAGCAAACGTGTTACCAGTATCGTCAACCGTCAGATTAACTTGCGATTGCAGAGCTGATTGATAGTCCAGAAGACCAGCCATAGCCAGGGCCGAAGCAACGTCCGAAGAAACGATTGCGATGTTACCCTTACCACGACGAGTCAGCTTGGCGATTTGGTTAGCTTCGCGTTCGATTTGGAAAGCCAGACCCTTAATCTTTTCAACCATCCAACGACCATTCGAATCGGTGTCCAGATCGAACGTACCCTTGGTAGTCGTACCAACTTGGGCACCAACCTTGGCAGTTGCGTAGATCGTACGCAGAACTTCGCGGTTGATTTCGGCAAGAATTTCAGCCGACAGGATATTAGCCAGTTCAGTTTCAGCATCCAGACCATGAACAGCCTTAAGATCCTGAGCCAGTTCCATCGAGTACTCAGCCTTCAGAGCGCGAGTAGCGGCAGTAACCGAAACCTTCTCAATTGAGAAGCCCATTTCTTGTGGAGTCAGACCTTCAGCAACCGAAGTAGACATACCATTTGCAGTACCCAGAGCAGCGAACACAGCGCCCGAAGCTTCGGTATTTGCATTCAGACCAATACCCGATTGGGCGGCTGAAGTTTGGGTATTACCCGAATGAACCGTGTTGGCTTCATTATAGAATGCTTCGTCAGCAGCAGTACGTGAAGTACCGTAAGTCGAACGCATTGCGAAAATCAGACCGGTAGGACCAGTCATTGGCTGAACGCCAGCAACGTCATAAGCGATCAGGTTAGGCAGCGAACGGCGAACCAGCGAAATCAGGATCGGATCGAAACCGGCAACAGGACCCGTTGCAGTAGCGCCCGACGAGAAACCGCCCGTACCAGCCGAGTTAGTTGGCGATGCTTCGCTGATGATACCAGCTTCTTTGAGCATAGCTTGTTTTTGGTTTTCCAGTACCAGGGCGGTAACAGCCTTGCGGTATGGATCTTTAATGGCTGGCAGTTCTGGGTGTTCCAGAACCGGTTGCCACGCTTGTTGAAGTTCTTCTGAAAGATACATATTATCTCCTTAGAGTTTTGATTAAATTGATTTGTTAGTTTTGGTGATGGCTTGCATTACAGATGCAATGTAAGGATCGGCAGACGTTTGCTTCTTCTCACTTCCATCTTCAACTTGTTCGTGTAGTGATTCTTGATCAACCTTCTTGACGCCGGTTGGGAAGTAATTTTCGCGAATGGTTTCCAGCTTTTCCTTGTAATTCTCTGCTGTAGAGAACTCAACACTCTCTGCGAGTGATTTGATTTTTTCTACTTGGGTAGCTGTCAGACCTTCGCTTACTTCACGAGCAATTTCTACTTTGTAGGATTCGACCAGAGCTTTGCTCAGATCAATGCTACGTTCGATTTCTTCATTCAGATCCGATTCAAGCTTTTCAACTTTTTCTGCCAGTTCGCCAACCAGATCGACCTTTTCCGAAGGAACGTCGATATAGTGCTCAGCAAACAGGTTACGCAGACCCGAAATGAAATCTTCTGTTAGTTCCGAACGCAGACCCGATTCGATAGCGATTTCATTTTCTGCGATCCATTGTTCAACAACGTATGACAGATAATCGTTAACCTTTTCCGACAGATCAGACTTAACAGATTCGACGGCTTCTTCGAACAGAGTTGCATAACGCGATTCGGTTTCTTCTTGGATTTGAGCGATACGATCTTGGACACGAGCTTCAAAAATCGTAGAAACCTTTGATTTGAATTCTTCTGAGATAGTCGAATCATCAGCGAAAATAGAATCGATGTCTTCAACGAAAACTTCACTCGACACTTCAGCTTCTTCTTTCTTCAGACTATCGACAACTTTACCCGAAGCAGCCGATGGCTTGGTCGTAGGAGCAGTTGCGCTCTTAGCAGCCTTGGTAGCGTCAATCTTGTTCGAGTTGTCATCTGGTTTTGAATCTTGAGGGGTTGGACCACCCAGATCAACTACCGTACCATCAGCCTTTGGCATTGGTTCGGCGTTCTTGCCCTTAGTACCGGCAAGGATCTCAGCAGCAGCCTCAAAAAGTTTATTTGTTGCCATTAGGAATCTCCTTTATTGATTACTATATTTATATTATTTAAAGTTTCGAAATGAAATTCTCAAAGAGTCTTGCTGCAACTGCTTCTAATTGAGCAGAAGATGCTTTTCTGATTTGACGTTTTGCGTTGTCGATATCCATTTCAATATATCGACCCTCTACGAATAGATACTCTTTACCTTCCATAATTCCATTTACAAACGCGCCAGGTGCAGATGGATCGGCAACGATATCTGCTGCGGTAGCCAAACGGAAATCATCCTGAACAATATTTAGCCCATTCTCACCAGGAGCCAATGAACCCATACCACGCGATGAAACGCCGAGACTTACACCGTTATCAATGAAGTTCTTTACGATGTTGCCGTATGGGGTGTCGAGAATCTTAGCCTTACCAATAAAGATATTGCCATCTTGACGAAGTTCTGTGATAATATGAGAAACACGTTCTAGATTAATTGAAGGGGAATCAGGATGACCCAATTCACCCAATGCTCGTTTGGTCTTTACGAATTCATTGTTATAACGCTCAACTTCTCGCTTCAGAGTATCAAGCTTATACATTCTGCGATTCTTATTACCCTGTTCAGCTACAAGGAAAGGGCCTTCAATATAGAGCGACTTATTACCACTCTCATTACACTCGGTCAAATAACGAACACTTTCAATTGTTTCTGTAATCAGTTTCATTATAGGTTGTCCAGATTAGTTGTGTATGTTGCAGTCTTAGATACGTCCAAAACAACAGTACCACCAACAGCAACTGTGATGACGATATTACCTGTTGCACCATTAGCTTGAGACGCACCCCATTCATCAAGACGAATTTCACCCGAACCATAAAGTTCGAAGATGGTATTCGGAGTAGCGCCGCGAGCAATAGTCACATTACCCGTTGGGGCTGCTGACCAATTGATACGCTTAATACTTGCACTATCAACAATTTCTAGTGTGGTATTGGTTGAAAGATTATCCAGAGTCGTGGTAACAGTCCCTGCACCAACAACACGAATGATCGATGAACCTCTACGTGAATTTACAATTTCATATGCCATTTATCGTATTCCCATTGATTGACGGCGCAGATTAGACATTCTTCTCTTCAACAGAGTTCTACCTAATTTGGCACGACCTTTTGATTTCCAATATCTTTTAAGTTTTCTGGACTTATTAATCTTATCAACAGCAGAGATTCTTCGTACTGTATTGCCAGAGACTCTATAACCTTTAATAGCAGAACGTTTAACATTACGTTGAATGATGATTCTGCCTTGCTTATTTCGACGGATTCTGCGACGAATTTTATTAACTCTACCCTGTCTTAGAATATTAGATGATCGATTAGCCTCTTCTAATTCTTCAACTTCCTCAAACATATCAGAGGCCACATAACGCCTAGATTCTTCAAGGCGCTTAGATGCGATACTATTCAATTGCTGAAATACTAATTCCTTAGCTTCAGTCAACTTATTCTGAACGATAAGATCTAATAGTTTCATTTGCTCTTACTTGAAAATTCGATTGCTTTTTCTAGACCGGCTGCATTCATTTCAATCAGATCTTCAAACTTAGCCTTATTACTTTCATTGAGACTGAAGTGTGTATTAATCAAATCCTCAGCAATTTGTTCATTGATCTTAGATTCACTTCCGTCTTTATGAACAATAGTGCCTTCTTTGATTTTACCTAGGATAGTGCTCTCGGATTGAATTGGACCGAGAACAGCGCCAGTCTTGTTTGAATAAGGAACACTGAAATATGTCTTCAATTGTTCGTTATAATAAAGCGCGATCTTAGTATCATGGTCAAACATACGAATTGATTGGCGCTTGAGCACTAGAGTGAATGGAGGATCGCCGCCAAGATGTTTAATACTCTCAACGACCTTCAATTTAATCTCACCCTTCTTCAACAGCTTTTTTGGGTCTTCCATTTCATCATCAGTAGCATATTTAACTCCTGATGTCGTATCACCAATCTTCATTCGGTGTGCATGATACTTTCTTCCAGTGGCACTAATCTTATAATCAGACGAAGCAACCATCGTCTCATTCAGATCAGACTCTGTGAGATTGGATTTAAAATCTTGAAGTGATTTCATAGTGCTGGAATTACTCTTGGGTTTCAGTGCCGAACAGTGTGCCAGCGATTTCTTGTTTCTTCGTTTCTAGTTGTTCAAATGCGCGAGTTGACAGAAGACTATCAATAGCTTCTTTGGCTTCGATGTTATTACCCTGTGCAACTAGGTCGATGAAGTTCTTAATTTGATCCATAATATTTCCTTATTTTGTATTTAGGACTCTTGAATATCTATCAACTAATCGATCTAATTCAGGAGTTTCAGTTTCAGTTTGTGCTTTATCTGTAACATTATCCTCAGGTGGATATTCGTCGGCAGTGACTTCTGGTTGAACTGGGCGACCATCAGGACCCATCTCAGGAGGTTCTGGCTCTGAATCGATTTGTTTTTGCATCTCTTCAATTTCTTCATCATCCATCTGAAGAACATTTTTCTTAACCCATTGCTGTGAGAAATAGCGACCAACATAAGGATCGATAATATTCATCATTTGCAGACGGTTTTGAAGGAGTTCTGCATCACGCATTTCGGTGAAGTTATTATCAACCTTAAAGTCGTAATAAATTGATTCTTTAAACTGATCCCATTCTTCTTGAGTGCAGATGCCTTTAAGTGCCAATTGAACTCGGAGGGCGTTATCAAAGATCTGTGAGAATTTATTACGGAGGCGAACAACGAACTTATTAAACTTCAATTCATCGCGTGTTACTTCAGTTGTTCTACCGAGACCAACCATACCACCACCACCACTTTGAGGATCTAGGCGTGAGTATGGAACATTCAGCGATTGATAGAGTTTCTTTTGGAAGTATTGAACATCAGCAAGTTCGCCAAGATTCTGACCGGCTGGAAGTGTGGTAATTTCTGTACCCTTACCACCTTCGCGACGAGGAAGCCAGAAATCTTCAAGCATTGACATGTGCTTACGATCATCACGCAGTTCGCCAGTATTAGCATCATAGACCATCTTGTTACGATACTTAACCATAACGTCACGCAGATACTGTTCAGCTTTACCTTTGGGGAGATTACCAACGTCAATATAAAAAATACGACGTTCGGGAGCACGAGACAAACGATAAATTACGATAGCATCCTCAACCATACGAAGTTGATTGAGTGGCTTAATTGCTTTGTGCAGATATGAGATGACGAATGTATTTTTAGCATCCATCATTCCAGAGTTAACATTAATGACTGATTCTGGGGCAATGCGAAGACCTGCATTAGTGCCTGCTGTATAATTCTGCGCCATTGATGGGCGTTCATTATAAACGTAGTATTCAGCAGTTGATTGGATGATCTCTGCGCCAGTCTTTGGATCACGGCCTTTTTTGACTTCACGGATCTTGCGAATCTTACGTGGATCAATATAACGTAATTCTTGGATACCTTCTTTTGGGTTCTTTTCATTTACAATCACATGAAAGTAAATGCGACCATCAGTATACCAGCGCCGGAAGATGTCATCAGCGAGGTTATTAAAGTTCAACATCTTCTGGACATTGTTAAACTCTTCAATAATTTTCTTTTTGATGTTTTCGGGTTGTTTTAGTTTATCTAGAACAATAGTACAAACCGAACCATCTTCATCATGAGTAATTGCTTCATCCACGATTTCAGTAATAGCTTGATCCAATTCAGGATGATTAGCCATTTCGCGATATCGAGTGATTAATTCTAATTCGTTACGAACAGCGCCTTCTAGGTCTACATATGTGCCATAGTGGGCGTTCTGAGTAATAGTAACTGCGCCATCATCAAGCGAGGCAGTAGGAAGGGCGAACGAAGACTGTTCAGGTTTTTCTGCCTGAACGATATCTTTCTTACCTAATGTGAATCCAAATAGTTTTGCCACTAATAATCCTTTATATCATTATGAAAGTATGGGAGGAGAATTAACTCCTCCCGATACTAATTAAGCTACGTTGTCCTGTTCGGAAGTCCACCATTGGTAGCTAAGAGTTACTGTGAACTCTTCAATGGTATCATTCGAACCCCAATCAACATCAATTGGCGACAGATCCGTTGGGAACACACCGATAAACTTATATTGCTTTAGGGTGTTGCCGCTCTTACCGTATTGAGTAACAGTAGCATCAGTCGTATAGCCAGCAGGTGAAGCAGCAGCAGGGTTACGGATATTTAGGTTATGACTATTCATACCATTCATCCAACGTTCGAAGGCATTACGAACAACAAAGTCTTCGTCGTTGATTACAGAAATAGTCCAGTCTTGGAACACACGATTACCAGCAAACTTCAGTTCACGACCAAAGTATTGAACTGGAACAGTATTAACCGTCGAACCAGGAAGTTGCGCAGTCTTACACATGAATGTAAGCTTTTGCTGTGCGTTACCTGGATTCGAGAAGTTAGGGAAGTTCATGCTAACTTCAAACAGATTGGGACGAGCACCGTCACCAGTCATCTGAGAGCGGAACTCATTTACAGAAAATGCCATTTAAATTTCTCCTATCTCTCTATTTATTAAACAGTGCCAACAATTTCATCAAAGCTCACGCCAGTGCGAACAGCAGTGAAATTCAATTGGATGTAATTGATTGAACGGGCTGGCTTGATGTAGATATCACCAACAAACTCGTTGCGGTCAATAACTTCACCAGTGTTGTTCGTAGTATCACAAACAACGCGGAAGTCATAGATGCCACGGCGACCTTGAACGTCACGCAGATACGGTTCAACCAGATTTACGAATGCGGCACGCGTAAACTCATCATTGAATTCGAACAGTGAAGTACGAGCGGCACGAGCAATCGCCTTTTCCAGAACAATGAACAGTCTGCGAACATTGATACGATCAAATGCGCTTGGTCGGCTCAGTAGGGTCTTATCACCATACAAAATCGTACCTTCGCCTGGGAACGTAACAACCGAGTTAACACCAACCTTATACAGTTCGTCGCGCTCTGGCTTAGTTGGATTCCAAGAAAGCTTAACAACATTCTTGATAACACCACGATTAGTACCAGCAGGAGAGAACCAAGGGTCGCGCTCGGAATCGGTGCGAACACACAGACCAGCGATATCACCATTCAAAGGAACCCAGCGATAAGTGTCATTATACTTGTCGTATTGATACTTGTAGCCACTATCCATAACTGCATACGAAGATGAAGTCAAAGTATTGCGGAAAGCAACAACATCAGTAGCTTCAGAACCAACGTTATCAACGACGGCAGATTGTGGTGGCGAAACGAATGCAAGAGCATCCTTACGCGATTCAGCCATAGCGACCAGATAATTAGGGATCGTGTTAGTTGCAGCAGGGCCAGCCATCAGAAGCGACACATCAATAGAGTCGGCATTGGCGAATAGGTCATATGCGCGTTGCAAATCGCCAGTCGAAGCAGTCACATAAGCACCACCAGACAGATTGAAAGTATCAGCAGCAGTCAGTAGAGCGAATGAGGCAGTGGCAGTTGCAGCAGTACCCCAGTTAGTGCCTTCTGAATTATGACGAGTCCACCAAACATACTTAGAGCGGCTATTCAGAGCGTCTTTATAGTAGTTTGACGAGCCATCAGAGTTCTTGGCATCAGATGCTTTAGAAACATATGGGAATTTTTCAAGAACCGTGCCAGCAGTGCCAGAAATAGCACCAGTGGTATCAAACACAACGATATGCAGTTCATCATTGGCCGAATCTTTAGCGGTGGCATAGTCAGACGTAGCAGGAGCCGAATCGAACGTACCAGCATATGCCCAACCAACGAATGTGTTTGAATCACAGATCGAAACACCAATCGAATTACCTAGAGTGCCTGGATACTTTGCAGTGAAATCGTCCGAACCAACACCACTTGAATGATTTTGAGTGTAATCAAGGCGGTTCTTAATTTGAACACCGACACCAGTGGTCGTTGCGTTCAGAGTGCCGGTATTAGCAGCACGAACTACACGCAGATCACTACCATAAGACAGGAAGTTGGCTGCGGTGAAAAAATATTGGAATGTGGTGTCGTTTGGTTTACCGAATGTGTCAACAAGACGGATCTCGCTAGGAACGATTGTTACTCCCTCGCAAGGACCCCATGCAAACTCACCTGCAAAACCACCAACAGTAGTCGCAACAGATGGTACTGATGTTGTCAGATCTACTTCAGAGACATTAACTCCGGGTGATAATTGAAAGCTCATATTATGTTCTCCTTTAAAATTCTGGAACTTTTAAATCTACTTTATAGTCTATTTAGGTTTTTAGAAATTCGTAGGAATATAGCCGCGATGCATAGAATCAGAGACTGTCCAAAGATCATCATTAGTATCTATGAACGTTTCTGCCTGTCTACCATCATCAAATACACCAACAGGAGCCACTTCATCTTCCAGCTTTAATTGATGTTCCTCCATCAATCGCTGTCTAATATCAGAGTTCGTACTTTCCTTAAAGAAACTCTGAGCAACCAACCATGCAAAGAACACAAGAGTCATTACTAGATCATCATTACTACCTTCTTCAGCACCAAAAGAATCTCTAATACGAACAAAGGTATTCAACTCATAAATCGTATCAAAGTCTTCAATAATTAACTTATCATTTTCTACGAGTGTTTTTAAGTTAGCACAGCCGATTTTCTTAACAGACTTCGTAGTTTTAATACCGAACGAAACACTCTTTCTAAAACCAGCAGAAATTGTTTGACCTTTATTACTATTATTTTCGAGTCTGAATATATTTTCGTATTCAAGATCGTAGTGAAGAATATCAACTACTTGCTGGCCGATATTATTAGTTTCGACCAGTACATAAGCATTGTTGTAAATTGTGGCGACGTTATAGATATGTGTCGGATATAACAGGGGTGCGATCTGGTTGTTACGATATTTTGCAACCTGACGATAAGGCATTTCAGTGATATCAAATACAGAGATCGTGGAATAATCTTGTCCAACGCCTTCCGAACAATCCACTGTAGCGATATAAGTGTGTCCATCTATCGGTCTTTGGAATATATCTAGACCATCATCAGTACGTTCAAGAGGGTCTTTAAAGGCAAGGGATCTCAGTTTCGACCCAGGAATCAGTGTTGCAGAAGATCCAATAAATTCGCAGTTATGAGATACTATGCCGTTTGAGTAGTATAGATGTTTTGTTCCAGAGTTAACGATATCATACAGGTCAATCTTTTTCTTAATATATCGCTTAGAGGTAACAAAACAACCTTTAGTTTTGGTTTCTACTTCGGTTTTCTTATCAAGGTCTTTAGCTTTGACTATGCCGTTAATAGTAGAAATCGGATGGTCCTCAGAACATTTTAGCTCTGAGCCATCCGAGAATTTTAGGTGAATGTATGAGTCCTTTGATATCTTATTGATACCAAGGAAATCGACAAAACCTTCTGGAGATTCAATCTTAAGTTTTTTGGAATTGAGTACTACTGTCTCAGGAAGATTAGACATTCTTGTAAAGTTTCTTTTGGATTGTTTCTATAATCATTTTCTGCGATACGCAATGTTGTATAACCGAGTTGCGAGAGAATATTATCCCTACACACATCCTTCATTTTAACCGATTCGCGGCCATGCCAATAATCACCATCAAATTCGATCAACCGTTTACCTAACATAAAATCCGCCGAATATGCATATTTATTACTTTGTTCAGATACAAGGTTTTGTGGGATATTAATTTTGACTTCCGAATTTAACTCGTAAAATTTCATATTAGATTGCATTTCTTTATCGCATGAGTTGTAAATTTCCCAGAACAGCTTTTGTGAAATTTTGGAACAGCCTATATTGAATATTTCTGTCCAAACAAAACCTTCTTTCGAAACAGATAAATCTGAATATCCATATCCTTTCTTCATGGTATAAAATTTCAATGGTTCGTTTGTATTGATACAGCGTTTGATTTGATCTTTGTCATAATCATTGATGATTCTATACACCCGTTCTGATATTTTTTCAGTAGATAGTATGTGGTCTTGCGTATGATGTAATACGGATTCATATACATTATCATCAACCAATTTTATCTGTTTTGTGAATCCAGGATTATTCACATCAAGTTTTCCAATGATTTCCTTTAATTTTTCTTTAGAGATGATTTTTTTCGGAAAGTGTGATAGTCTTTGTTTAATTGATTGTGCGTCGGTATTATACTTTTCCATCAATTCGAATATTGTATATTCATTTATTTCTTTATTTAATACATCTTTATCTATGTGGTTTACGAAATAATCCGATTGGATGTTGTAATACTTGAGCCATTTTGATAAAACGCTTCTACTAACATTATACTTTTCTGAAAGTTTTGAAATTGAAAACGACCCTAATTCCGATTGCAAAACCTCTTTTGCTGGTATGTTGTATTTTTTGTCGTAAATAATCTTTTGCTGTTCTTTTTTGGACCTAGATTTTATATTAAATTTTTTAAACAACCTTATGATTGGCTGTCTATCAATGTAGCCAAAATGTAAACCAATTTGATTTAACGACATATTTTGGACGAAATAGAGTTCTTCCAATTGTTCTTTAGTTATCGTTTTGCTATCCGTTTTCGTGTTTGAGATGGTCATAAAGTTCTCCTATGCTGATTTCCGATATAATACCATCTATATTTATATTTGTCAAGGATTCGTAGCAAATTGACTCAAATTCCTGTCTGAACTGCTCTTCTGAAGTGTTGCGCACCGTTTCTTCCTTCCATTTCTCATCACGACCAGGAACCATAGACCAGTGAATCTCTAGTGGTTTATAAGTAGATCTACCTTCTTCGGCATCAGTCCACATTTTATAAAAGTGATTAAGACCATGTGGCGTGGATACAATAATTACCTTTGTAGTCTGTCCTGAAGAAATAACTGGATATGTTGATGTAAAGAATTCTGTTGCCATATTTTGAGGCACGAACGCAAACTCATCAAGGAATACTAGATTATATGAACCACCTCGAACGCCCGATCCTGAAGTAGCATAGGCGTTAATCTTAGAGCCATTCTCAAAAGTAATATAGCTCTTATTCCAGTCAATGATGCCCTGTTGAAGCCAAGTCGGTAGATATTCATATGCATACTTAATTCGATCCAGAATATCTTTTGCTAATTCCCCTTTATTGGCAAGGATGGCGATTTTATAGTCGTCATTAAACAACACCGACCATAACATATAACCAGCAGCAGTGGTCGTTTTTCCACACTGACGAGGCATCTTACATATAGAAAATCTGTTCTCGTGATAGACTTTGACCATCTCTTCTTGAAACGGCCACATCGCAAATGGAACGAGACCCCTATCAACGTTAACAATCTTTACGTAGTTCTTGATAAAGTAAACGGGGTCTTCTGCACACTTAGCAATTTCTCTAACGTGCTCTTCCGTAAATTCTACTTCAACCCCGGATCTCTTTAAACTCGAATTTCCTAGATAACCAATATTCGAAGACATAATAAAGACTTAAACCTTAACTAACGATACTAGTCAACATCCAAGCATGTTTCTGATGTTTGTCCAGCAAATCCTGAAGAAAATTTGAAATAGCAGGTTCGTTTGCATTATCAGCGGCAGCAATACCAGCGCGAATATGAAAGATAAAACGTTCATTATCAGCCTTCAATTTGCGCATCATTTCTAGTGCATCTGGAATTGATTCTTCTTCTTGTACATCAGCGAGTTCCAGCATACGACCCAGAGAAGTTGGAGCAAAAGCACCCAGCATCCGAATCTTTTCTGCAATGAAATCTGTCTGATCAAAAACTGCTGTATAGAAGTCACCTAGAAATGCATGGTACTGGGTAAAATCTGGGCCACGAACATTCCAATGAAACGAATGAGATTTAAAGTAAAGCGCGAAGTTAGTACCAAGAATAACCCGCATTTGTTCGATTAGTGTATTCATTATTCTTCCTTGTTTTTAATCATCTTTATCAATTCCGCAGTAGAACCGATGAACACTGCCTTATCGATGTTAGTTTGGTTGTTTGTTGTTTGTACTGCCCCAGTTAACTCTTTTTTCTGTTTCTGGAGTTCTAGTAAATCCTTGTTCAAATCCGCAAGAGTTTTGATAAATGTTGCAGCGACTTCATATGCTCTTGGATGATCTGATTGTTCTGCGACTCTTAGGATGCCTTCAATTGCTGTATCACCCTTCTGAATCAAACTCTTAATATTGGTTCGAGCAGTGAGATAATCAGATTCAATATTATCGTCATCAATAACAGCCGGTAATACTTCTTGTTTTGGTGGGGCCGCTGGGACTTCTGGTACTTCCATTGGCATCACATCAAATAGTTCAGATAAATTTTCGTCAAGGTTGTTCATAATCACCAAGTGTCAGTAGAGACGATCTTACTCCAAATATTAGTAGACCCGTCATAATCAGCAGTACAATAATAAAACGCAATGTTACTAAGATAAACCATACCACTCGCATCGCCCGTATTTCCTGTGGGTGTTGCTGGTGCTGATGCGGTGATGATTAAAGAATTGATGTTACTTGAGAGGGCATAACCAACCGCAAGATTAGCTGTGTTAAAAGCTGAAACTGCGTGAACGTTTGCTGTATTGGCTTGAATGAATGCGTTGTTGCCGTCATACCATGCAGTGTTGGCTAGTGTGTATGCCGATTGTGCTGTAAGATTTGATGTCAGCGCTTGTAACATCGAACCATTAGCCGCAGAGAAAGCACTGTTCGCATAATCCCCAGCAGATAGGGCATCAATTGAAGCAACATTGGCTTTGGTATACGCACCATTGGCATAGACACCACCGGATTCCACATAGATTGATGCTGCGTTAGCTAGGCTGAATGCGGAGTTGGCATAGTCGCCTGAAGTTACTGCGCGTTGATCTGCTCTGGCTGCATCAGTAGTGGCGGTATTAGCTTGACCATATGCGAAAGGGGCTGTATTGGCTGCATCAAGTGCTGTATTGGCTTGATTGAATGCTGCGAATGCGACCTGATTAATCACATTACCAACATCTGACATGGTGACTTTGCGTGTAACAGGATTGGTTGTGGATTTATCAACAGCAACCAACACCACATTCTGCGTATTGGCAGGGATGGTTAAATCGACGAGTTCTGTAATCTTTACGGTTGACATGTTTTATTCCGTTGTTATAAAGTTATAATCTTCTGTTATCAGTTCATCCAGATCTTCAGTGGTGATATTTCTGATAATGTTATTGATAAGTGTCTGAGGCCATTCGGTGATTGTGTCTTGATATCCGAAATTGTCATCAGGATTTGCATCAAGTGGCTCTGGTCGCGTAATGATTTCAACAGCTTTAATCGGCGCTAAATCAACAGCATCAACTGTATATATCGCGTTTGAATAATCACCCCTGACAACATCACCTTCTACCAAGAGATCGTTTAAGTTTTCAACAACCAACATACCAGTGCTGTTATTACTAAAATAACTAACCTTGCCATTGGTATCTTTACCATCAATCCGAATAACTTCGTTGGTCGTAAACACACCAGAGCCCGTTGACATATTCACATAGACTTTTTGCGCATCTTTAACTTGGTTGTCAATGAAGATGTTAGTATTAGCTTGACGAATGATCGTATTAGATGTTTTAACTGGTGGGAATATAAATGCCTTAACCGTGAATTCAAGCGTCCAGATAACAATACGAGTGTCTAGTAGATCACCTTCATATTGAACATCGGGAGTTGCTGAATTAAGAATGATTGGAATGTCATATTTCTGATCCATTCCCGGTACTAGATCAACTGTAATCGTAAAATCTGGTGTGAAGAATGGTAGGATTTGTTCTAGGACTTGAGTACCGTCTTCTTGATTTCGCACAAAGATTGACATTGTGAAATCGAAGTTGTAGGGGATGGGTGCGAATTGAGTATTAAATCCACCATTAGGATTCACACTCACGTTCTTCATCATCGTCTGCTGTTTACGTGCAGAGTCGTAATTAATCCCGATCATTTCGAAACTAATTCTTGGAAGTGCAGTGGCGATTGATTTCGTTAATGTCGGATCTGATTCAAGGCGAGTGATGAACTTTTCCTTTGACGAATAAATCAAAGGTACTCGCATTCTCTCATATTCTTTTGTGCCAGCTTTATTATACCGAACCAATACGATATCATTGAATAACGAACCAAAAGATACTACAATCTTTCGGATGGTGCGATTATAAAAGTGGTTTTGATTAAGCATTAAGGTTCGCCAAATGGGTTTGATTCGCTGAAGTCAATAATGTCATCAGCTTCATTCTGGATCTGTACATTATTAACAATGTCTTCAAATACAAAATCATCAACTTGAGTATCAGTATTTTCAAGCAGACAAGTGAATATGGCGTTGCTTGTATTGCCGATGATTGGCTGTCCTGATGTGAAGTTACCTCTGGTCTGAATCACTGTTAGAGCAGAACCTGGTTCATATCGATATACAACAGCTTGTGCAGTAGAATCTGTGAAACTAGAGCCTTGATACACGACTTCATTAACTAGATATGAACCAGTACCAACAGTATTTGCCAAGGAGATTCGGGTTCTCTTATAGCAGTCAAAGGCTTGATTATCAATTTCTTCAATACCAGTGGAGATGATTTCCTCTGAGAAATAGAATTGTTTTAGTTTAAGAGCATATACATAAACATTACCACCACGACCACGGCCTAAAGTATAGAACATGGCTTGATCATTCTCATGCTCTACGAAGGTAATCTCAAAGAAGTTCTTGAGCAGTGGAACATAAACCAGATCACCTTCTCGCGGGCTCTGAAGTGGGACTGTTGCAGCGAATCTACGGCGAGACATTAGCAGTGTAATTTCATCTCGGATTTCAAGACCGAACTTGGACATGAAATCACCTTCGCCATCCATACCGGTGACGTTCTCTAAGTATGCTTCAATGGGGAATGCGTGACGATATTGTTTTAGAGTGTCTTCACCAAACAGATAGTCAGGTTCATCTCTACTAGAACGAGACAGATAAAATACATCCATACCGTTAATCTGCATTGATTCTATAATAATATCCTCGATCAGAAGCATCTCTGATGTGATCTGAGATGATGGATACTGGTTGAAGTAGAAGTTGGTTGACATTATTTATAGTCCATCGTTGTTATAATAATATGAACCATCTTCTCTGTATACGCGGTTTTTAGCGAGATTTCTGCCTTTTCTAGCCGCACTAATCTTATCTTTAGTCTCTTGGGATCTTGGAATGCCTCGTTTCTTGTCGGCTATAGATTTTTTACATGTATCACTTTTTTTATGACCGAAAGCTGGGTGTTTATCACCTTTCACACCATAATATGGATTATTATTACCACTCATTGCAACACTTTGTTTTTTGCGTTGCTCATATGGTTGTTTTTTACCCAAATTAGCTTCGGCCAGCTTTTTTCTGCATTCGTCAGACCTAGGTATACCATAACATGGGTGTAATTCACCAGAACAGAAACCATCTCCACCAACGCTTAAATTATACCATTGATCATCTTCGACTATATTCCATTCTAATGATAGTTTTCGCTCTAAATCATAAGCGTCTTTATCCGATATATCCCCAGATATCTTTTCCAATTTGAAGTATTTCTTACCATATTTTTCTATGGCATGTTTCAATAGTTTACCGGAACCTAGGTAATTCGGTTTTGTACCATTATGTTTACCCAAGTACTTTTTACCATTTATTAAATTGGTTGTAATATAAACAAATGCCATAAATTTATCCCATAAACATGTCCGATGGAAGAACATTATATTGCTGCATATCCTGTTCAACCATGCGGATTTCTTCGGTGGCTTCATCCCAGATTTCTTTGCCGTTTAAGACCACACCACCAGCCATCTGAATACCACCATATTTTTTAATATTCTCACCCCATTGCTTTTTAATCATAGCTGTGGCATACTGTTTCAGGAATCGATCATTCCAAACAGCAGAGTTGCCTGAACGAGTCATACGAACATCGGATGTATTAGCGCTGAACGGCGAAGATACTTCAAGAACTGTATCAGATTTAATCGCTGCGACTCTCCGCGTTTCTGTACCGAATGTCACTTCATCACCAACTAAAATATCACGGCTGAATACAGTACCAGTACCAGTGACAACAATAGACGCATTTGAAGTATTTGCAGTACCTCCCACTGTGAAAGTATCTGGGTTTAATTTCCGATAACATTCGATGACAACATATTCACCCTCCATAACATCTCTAGTCCAATCAATATCTAAGAACAATTTCTCTTGGTGGCGATTGAAGCGTAGTTGGGGGTATCCAGAGAACAGCATATTCAGTGTTGTGATATGCTGCATGGTTAATTCGTAAGACACATATGAGACCGATGTGAAGTCGTAAAGATCATGCAGTCTTAATTGGTAGCGCAAATCGAACATATTAGTAGAAGAGTTCGAGTTGTTAAATGGCATCAATTGAGTCACGAAGATTACTGCTTCAGGACAATAGATCCAACCGCGCTGAATATCATCAAGTGTAATCTGGTGCTTCATGTAAATCTTCTCACAACCATCAAAATGATAGTCATAGAAGAATTGTAGGGCATCATCAATACGATCCTGTATTTGGTCTTCATCGACGTTAATTTGAATAACGGGGTGTCCTAGACGACGTAGACAATAATCAGTAAATTGTGCTCTTGTTGTAGGGATTGCCATGTGTATACCTAATAGTTAGTTATCTATTTATGCTATTTTGAAAACACCATAAAAACATTCACCTATACAACCATTCTCATTTATATAATTTGTGTTGCCAGTTTGACCTATCCATGCTTCAAGACTTTCTTTCGTTAGCATGTGTGGATGTCCATCGTGCACTGGGATATTGATCCATTCAAATATCCGCAAAGTTTTGGCGGCGGATTTAGCATTTTCAATAATTTTTTGTGGATCTTCTACATGTTGCAGACAGTTATATATCCAAACCTCATCCCAACCAGATTCATTAATTAATTCACCACCAATAACTTGAACATCGATATTTTTTGTCTTATATCGATCCTTCGTCCAATTTGGGTAATCTATCGGGTCGCAAACTTTACCCTCTTTTAAATTCCTGCATTGAAGTAACATAGATGATGGACCACCACCAATATCTAGGATTCGTTTATTACCAACATCAAACCCCCACATACCATCATGTTGCATACCCATTAGCGCCGCATATGTGTAATGCTTCAGATCCTCCCCAAATGTGTTAGTACAGTCACCCCAAAAATCAATTTCATATTTAAAATTTTGCATTATAATCCTTTTTCAGCCAATCCAAATTAAGCCGTTCATCGTTACGTTCATACCAACCATTCTTCCCGTATATATTTAATACGGATGTGAAATATTCTTCATACATCTCTGCGACTCGATCTAATGAAAAATTATTTATTGCCCAAGACCGGCATACTTCAGGATCTATCTTTTCTATATTCTTTGCAGCCCAACAAAACTGCTCAAAAGTTCTACATCGATATCCAGTTATCCCATGTAAATTATTTTCTGTAAATGCGCCCCAATCTGTCGTAATCGTGGGGGTTCCAGACAATAAGCATTCTATTTGAACTCCACCAAACGGCTCATTATACAGACTTGCAACGAAAGCCCCTTTAGCTCTTGACATCAATTGTTTACGCTTTTCTGTATCAGCATAACCGACAAACTCAACATGATTTGGGAATACTAAATTACCATCATTCTGACCAGCGATAACCAATTTCGCACCAATTGCTTCTGTTACCTGAATTGCGATCTGGATTCCCTTGCCGTCATAGACTCTACCCAAAAATAGAAAAAAGTCGTCTTTATCTTTTGAATATAGGAAATCATCTGGATCAAAATAATTAGGTATCACACATTCATACCAATCCTGTTTACATGTACCAACAGAATCCAATCCACAATATGCGTGATAGATTGCATATGACTCAAATACTTTAAATCGCGCAAAATGACCGCCAGCATAACCAATACCAGGCTCAACAACAATCACGTCACTATGAGCATCGCATATTGGTTTCATAGGACTACCCCAGAACGGCAATAAAAAGTCGTTTGGTTGTTTTCTTTTTTGTATTTCTTTTATTGCATTTTTATAGAAAGTTTGATATGCGTGATCATTGATGTCATATTTGAAGAAGTTTTGCCGCCAATTATAATCACCGTATGCGATTGTCCAGTCTTCATTAGTGATCACTGTAACATGCTCATCACAATTAACTTGGGAATCTTCATGCCCATAATGAATTACTGTATGGCCCCTGCGTTTCATCATGTCGCAGAACTTAACAACTTTTTGAGTAAACGCACAAGCTACAAAATCTTTAGAGCTTACTGTATGGGGGACGCCTAAAACGTGTAGTCTCATCGCCATTTTGGGCCTTCAAACCAGCATGCCAGACTATATCGAACACCCTTGGTTACAGGTGTTGCGCGGTGATTTAGGAATGATGGAAAAAAGAATGTTGTGCCTCGCGCCCGAACATCATCTGGATTTGGTGTTTGTGCTGGATTACTTAACTCCAAATTACCACCTTCATATGTGTTCGGATCTGATAACTGGACCACCGCAGTAAGTTTTCTGTGATATTTCGGGTCGCCATTCATCCAGAATACGTCGTGATGGTCTTTATATTCACCTTGATAGGATTCATCATATTCGGCAAGTTGGATATATGTAATTCGCGATAGATGGAAATCAAACCAAGTATCATTAGCTTCTGTTGCCATTTTCCACATTGCATCAAATAATGGCTGGAAATCTGGATTATCTCTTTGGATGAATCGAATCTTACTCCGGCGATAATCTTCACGTTTACTTTCACCGTTAACACCTAGCGTTGCGTCCTGAACTGGCAGCTTTAACCCATTTTCGAGTATTGAGTTGCAAAATTCAGGACTAAACGCATTTTTATAATAACACCACTCACCGCGCATAATAAACTCCTTTAGTATATCTTACTTATACGATCACCCATGTAGATCCGGTGGCGACAGTAACCACTACGCCATTGTTGATAGTCATGGGTCCAGCGTGTACACAGTTATATCCCGCTGGGAACGTGTAATTCGCACTAACGGTATTAGAATGCACCATGAATGGTGTGGTTGATGATAATGTGATAACGCCGGAGGATACTGTTTGTGGTCCCTGTGGTCCTGTTGGTCCGGTGGCACCAGTTAAACCCGTTGGTCCGGTAGGTCCTGTTGCACCAGTCAATCCAGTCGGTCCTGTTGGACCGGTGGCACCAGTTAAACCCGTTGCTCCTGTGGGTCCAGTTGGTCCCGTAGGTCCAGTTGGACCAGCAGCACCAAGATTACCAGCGCGATAAAATTGTATCGTGCATGGCTCTGCATCTGACGGGATTGTTCCAGATTGGTACGTGACTGCGAGTTTACGATAACCAGTTGCTGCTGTAATGCTGTTTAATTGGAAAACAATCTTTGTGGCATCGGATATATTATTAGAATCGATAACAATATGACCCTTAACAGCATTTGTGCTATCATCCCAAGAGTCGATCCATGTTGTAAAATCTACCGAACTTTGATTCAACAGATCAATATAAATGAATGTGACACTAGCGGCTGTGGCACTATTAAACCGAAACACACCAATTCCGGGGTCTGCATCCGTCGTGACTGTGCTGAAATTATACCGCAAGCCAGAGGTTTGCCCCTGTACACCAGTGGCACCAGTAGCACCTGTGGGTCCAGTTGGTCCTGTAGCCCCAGTTAATCCAGTGGCACCAGTAGCACCTGTGGGTCCAGTTGGTCCTGTAGCCCCAGTTAATCCAGTGGCACCAGTTACACCAGTTGAACCAGTAGGCCCTGTAGGTCCAGTTGGACCAGTAGCACCCGTCGGCCCAGTTGGACCAGTAGCCCCAGTTAGTCCGGTAGCACCTGTAGGTCCAGTGGGCCCTGTTGGGCCAGTTACACCAGTAGCACCAGTTAACCCTGTGGGTCCTGTGGCACCGAGATTCCCCGCACGATAGAATTGTATAACACACGCTTCGGTATTTGATGGTATTGTGCCGGATATGTATGACACACCAAGTTTGCGATATCCAGTTGCTGTTGTGATACTATTCAATTGGAATATGATTTTGGTGCCATCACTCGTTATATTAGAATCAATAACAATGTGACCCTTAACAGCATTTGTGCTATCATCCCAAGAGTCAATCCAAGCAGTCATATCGACAGAGCTTTGGTTTAATAGATCAATGTATATAAATGAAACGCTAGCGGCAGTGGCATTGTTGAATTGAAATATACCAGTACCTGGATCAACGTCTGTTATGGTTGTACTAAAGTTATACCGCATCCCAGCATTATTACCCTGTACGCCTGTAGCACCTGTGGGTCCAGTTGGGCCTGTTGGTCCTGTTGGACCAGTAGCTCCAGTTAATCCGGTGGCACCTGTGGGTCCAGTTGGGCCTGTTGGACCAGTAGCTCCAGTTAATCCGGTAGCACCTGTAGGTCCAGTGGGACCAGTTACACCTGTAGCGCCTGTCGGTCCTGTTGGTCCAGTTGGGCCAGTGGCACCTGTAGGTCCTGTAGCGCCAGTCAGTCCAGTTGAACCAGTAGGCCCTGTAGGTCCAGTAGCGCCTGTCGGTCCGGTTGGTCCGGTTGCGCCTGTTGGACCGGTAGCACCTGTTGGTCCAGTTGGGCCAGTGGCACCAATGAGTCCAGTTGGGTCCCCAATCCACTTGCCGGTATTATCAACAATACCTCTGGTCGAACCGGTGTTGCCTACAGCAATCCCGTTTTTGACGATAAAAAAGTTTGTATTAGCCAAGGTTCACTATCCCTTTGATTATAATTTTATACATCAACCAACATATGAAAACATTTAACCGTCGTCACTGCATTAGCTGGTGTGAATAGAACACTCAATGTTCCAGTAGTAATAGATGCGTCGAATGTGCCAAGCGATGCACCGGTTCTAACTTCACCATATTGTGCAAGGTATACTGTTGTGCCGTCATGGACAAGCGACAGCTCAATAATTTGATGGGCGGACCCACTCGATACTTGTACGAAATATTTTGCAGATCTATATGTTGCTGTGGCCCACGAATCTAATACAACTTGCGAAGTTGTTGAAGTCGTAATTCCTGTTGAATGTATCTCTGCAATATTATTTGCGATGATTGCTGTGTTTGATGCCACTGTACTCACATACAAGGTCCCTGACATCGAACTTGTAGTATTAATGACCGAAGTGTTTGCTCTTGCAAATGCAGAGTTGGCATATGAACCAGCAGTTTGGGCTATCTGCCAAGCTGTGCAAGCATTATTCAGAGCATTATTTGCAACACTGAATGCGGAGTTTGCATATAATTCCGCAGCAGACGAGCCTATATCACTATAATTAGTCCCGTCATTTGTGAATGTCCATTTATCAGTCGCTTCATTCCATAACAGCAGAGTGTTAGCAGACGACCCCCGATCAATTTCAATACCCGCATTTTCGGTTGGTGCTGTGGCTTGTGGGATATCAGCATTGAGAACGATAATATTATCACCAAGGAGGACTGATATAGTATTAGCGTAAGTCGTCTGCCCAGTAATTGTCAAACTACCAGATATTGAAACGTCACCGGTAATTGCCCCACCAGAAGAACTGAATTTGGTGTTAGCAACTCCGAATGCCGCATTAGCATATGAACCAGCGCTAACAGCTTTTTGATCTGCCGTGGCTGCATTAGTAGTAGCGGTATTAGCCTGGGTGTATGCAGAGTTAGCGTAGGAGCCAGAGCTGACAGCTTTTTGGTCTGCTGTGTTGGCTGCTATAAAGGCCGAATTTGCATAAACACCAGAAGTTACTGCTCTTTGGTCTGCTGTGGCTGCATTAGTAGTAGCGGTATTAGCTTGAGTATACGCTGAATTGGCGTAAGCGCCGGACGTTACAGCACGTTGATCTGCGGTATTAGCCTTAATGAAAGCACTATTGGCGTAGGATCCAGAAGTGGTTGATTGAGTGGTTGCGGTATTGGCAGAACCAAATGCGGCATTAGCGTAAACACCAGAAGTTACTGCTCTTTGGTCTGCTGTAGCTGCATTGGTAGTTGCTGTATTGGCTTGGTTATATGCAGAGTTGGCATAAACACCAGACGTTACCGCTCTTTGATCGGCAGTGGCGGCATTAGATATACCAGTATTAGCGACCCCAAATGCAGAGTTGGCATAGGATCCGACTGTTGCAGAATTGGTCAATGCGGTATTAGCAACACCGAAAGCTGAATTTGCATAAACACCAGAAGTTACTGCTCTTTGGTCTGCTGTAGCTGCATTGGTAGTTGCTGTATTGGCTTGAACATATGCGGAGTTAGCATGGTTGTATGATGGTTGAATCTGTGGTGCTACGTTATTGGCGGAATCAAACGCTGCTTGTGCTTTTGTATTTGCAGTATTAGCTAAAGTATACGCAGAATTGGCATACGAACCTACAGTGATTGATTGAGTATATGCAGTGTTCGCTTGAATAAATGCACTATTAGAATATGAACCGGCTGAGTTTGCGGCTTGATATGCGGCATTAGCGTAAACACCAGAAGTTACTGCTCGTTGATCTGCTTGAGCTGCATTGGTAGTTGCAGTATTAGCTTGAACATATGCGGCATTAGCATAAACACCAGACGTCACCGCTCTTTGATCGGCAGTGGCGGCATTGGTGGTTGCTGTATTAGCTTGAGTGTACGCAGAGTTAGCGTATGAACTTGCTGATGTGATATTAGTGTTCTGTACAGCGTTCACACCATAGAAGTATGTATTGGCTGTGTTGGCGAAACTATATGCGGCATTAGCGTAAACACCAGAAGTTACTGCTCTTTGGTCTGCTGTAGCTGCATTGGTAGTTGCTGTATTGGCTTGGTTATATGCGGAGTTAGCGTATGAACTTGCAGCATTAGCGCTATTGATGATTCTGATACCATTATCATAAACGGCATCAGCATAAAGATTATTAGTTACACCAACACCACCTTTAAATATCGCAGCCCCAGTGGTAGCACTTGTCGATGATGGTTGTGTCGTGAATTTTACATTCGCGCTACCTTTAACCTTTGAAAACCCACCAGGATAGAATTCGATTGAGTTGTATACGCCGGTTGCATCTGTGGCGATAACAAGGTTGCCAGACTTAGATGCGCCAGATGGAGCCGACATGAAAATATAACCTTCATTAGCACCCGTGATGGAGAATGTACCAGAGTTATAGTTGCTGCTGGTGATCCCCATATCAATCCAGCCAGAAACGTCAGTACCATTATTCGGATATGCTACAAAATCTGATGATGCTTCGGTTCCGGTGTTGGCATTATAAACGTAAGCCTGTACATAATTGTTGCTGGTCTGTAATGCGCCAAGAATCGGATTCGTAGTTCCACCAAGAGGTGCTGTATAATTAGTCCCGATGTATGTCAGAGAACCGATATTAGCTGAGGCATTCGTTTCAATAATACCAACTTTAACGGTATCATAATAAGCACCAGTAAAATCAATAGTCGTTCCGGTGGGTTCTGCTGCGACATTACTGAAGAATTTCCACTTACCGTCATTTGCATCACGAACAACGCCCGTATGTTGATAAGTGCCTTGTGTAAAATGACCAACAAAACCAATGTCACTTACGTTACCTGTTGATGTATTACCCAAGTAAATGATAGAGTCATCAATGACTAGATTGTTAGCGGAGATTGAAGTTGAATTACCGGAGATCGTAATATTACCACTAACAACTAGGTCGTTAGTGATTGTTACATTGCCAGTAATCGTACCACCAGTCTTAGCGAAGTATGTGGTATTGGCATATGAGTTGTGGACATTTGACTGATTGTATGCGGAGTTTGCATAAGATCCAGCAGATTGTCCATATTGAGTCGCTGTGTTTGCCTGATTGTATGCGGCATTAGCGTAGACACCTGTTGTGTTTTGACTTAAGTATGCGGAGTTTGCATGAAGATATGCGGCATTAGCGTATTGGCCGGAACTATTCTGACTTGAGTATGCGGAGTTTGCATGAAGATATGCAGAATTTGAAAAGTTGCCAGTTGATGTAACCGCAACATTGAGTGTATTACTTACGCCATAGAAATAAGCATTGGCTGTATTGGCAAAAGTATATGCGGAGTTAGCATACGAACCACTAGTAACAGCACGTTGATCGGCAATATTAGCAGCAGAGAATGCGGAGTTAGCATACGCACCACTAGTAACAGCACGTTGGTCTGCTACGTTCGCTGCTGTGTATGCTGAATTCGCATAGACCCCAGTTGTGTTTTGGCTTATGTAAGAACTATTGGCATGGATGTAAGCGGCATTGGCATAAACCCCACTCGAACCAGCACCACTAGATTGTGTTGTGCCATCAGGAAAGGTTATTGTGTTGCTAGATCCTGTTAGTACAATACTTCCTGTATACACATTACCCCGAATACCAACACCACCATTAACTGTGATAGACCCTGTGGTATTAGATGTTGCGGCAGTGGAACCATTAATCGCAATGTTCGATCCTACATTTAAGTATGTATCAATTGCGGTGTTGCCATATACCCGTGTTCCGCTTAGAAGTTTTGCCATTTTTCGTCTTTTTATTCTATGAAATTGCCAACATTTATATATTTATGAGCAATTATAGGATTGTAGTTTCATCAAAATATCCAGCAATCAACAACCTACCATCACTAGTTTCTCTTCTAGCCAACCCATTAGTCATAGGATTAATCGTCACCTCATCAAATTCCCTTGCAAAAATATTTGTCTGCGATTGACTAACTTTGGTTTGTGAAATCTCATCAAGCGGAACACCCGTCAAAAATACCCCATTGGAATTTAATCTAGAGATCGTTGCCATTATATGAATATCGTATCTAAACTATTAGTTGCTTGATTATAGAACTGATAAACTTTCAATACTCCAGATGAATTTGCATACCCAACATTAGCGGTTGCAGTAATGTTATTAGTAGTCAGTGTATTTGTGGCATCATCAAATGTTAGATTTGCAGATGCGCCATAAGCGCCCAAATTATTTAATTGAATTTGTCCATCTGAACCAGCCGCAGTGTTCGCTTTAACGAATGCGGCATTGGCTTGTGTATATGCCGAGTTTGCATAGACACCAGTTGTATTCTGGGATTGGTATGCAGCATTCGCATAGACACCAGTTGTATTCTGACTGGTATAGGAACTATTAGCGTGAATGTATGCGGTATTTGCGTAATTTCCGGCTGTTGTGATTTTTGTGTTGCTAGAATCATTCACGCCATAGAAGTATGCATTAGCGGTATTAGCGAATGTGTACGCCGAGTTTGCATATACGCCGGTTGTGTTCTGACTTACGTAAGCACTATTGGCATGAATGTACGCCGAATTCGCATATTTCCCAGCAGAGGTAATCGCAACATTAAGTGTATTGCTTACACCATAAAAGTATACATTAGATGTGTTTGCGAATGTATAAGCAGCATTAGCATAGACACCAGTTGTATTCTGACTGGTATAAGAACTGTTAGCATGAATGTATGCTGTGTTCGCATAAACGCCTGTTGTGTTTTGACTGGTGTATGCAGAGTTAGCATATGACCCTGATGTGACTGCGCGTTGGTCTGCTACGTTGGCGGTTATGTATGCGGCATTAGCATAGCCACCAGTTGTATTCTGGCTTATGTAAGCACTATTGGCATGAATATACGCACTGTTGGCATACGATTCTGAGGCATCTGCTCCGATATAGAATGTTGTGTTACCATTATTAGCCGACCACTTACCAACAGATTCAACCCAGATTATTTGTGCATTAGGTTGTACGCCGCGATCAACTTCGATACCTGCATTTTCTGTTGGCTGGGATGATTGTGGAATATCGGCATTTAATGTTAGGATGTTATCACCAACAAGAACTGTCTGAGTATTCACATATGTTGTCGCACCAGAAACTGTTAGGTTAGCATTAATGACGACATCACCAGTAATTGTGCCACCAGCAGAAGCAAACTTGGTGTTAGCATGAGCATAAGCAGCATTAGCATAGACACCAGTTGTATTCTGGCTTACGTAAGCACTATTGGCATGAATGTACGCAGAGTTGGCATATTGCCCAGAACTATTTTGGCTTAGATATGAACTATTGGCATGGGAATATGCTGAGTTGGCATATGAACCTGATGTGGCGGCACGTTGATCTGCTACATTCGCGGCTGTGTATGCTGAATTGGCATAGACACCTGTTGTGTTTTGACTTATATAAGCTGTGTTCGCATGGATGTATGCGCTGTTGGCATACTGACCAGAACTGTTCTGTGATTGGTATGCGGCATTGGCTTGTGTGTATGCTGAATTGGCATAGACACCTGTTGTGTTCTGGCTTACATATGAACTGTTTGCATGAATATAAGCGGAGTTGGAGTAATTTCCAACAGACACTACAGAAACATTTATTGTATTACTTACACCGTAGAAGTATGCATTCGCTGTGTTAGCAAACGAATACGCAGCATTGGCATACACGCCGGTTGTGTTCTGGCTTATATAAGCATTGTTGGCGTGAAGGTACGCCGAATTCGCATAGACACCAGTTGTGTTTTGGGATTGATATGCGGCATTAGCGTAGACACCTGTTGTGTTCTGACTTGCATAAGCTGCGTTCGCATGAGTATATGTCGAATTAGCATAATTACCAGATGATGTTACTGCGACATTAAGTGTGTTACTTACACCGTAGAAGTATGCATTCGCTGTGTTAGCGAAACTATATGCGGAATTAGCGTACACACCAGTCGTATTCTGGCTAATGTATGCAGCGTTGGCATGGGAGTATGCGGTATTAGCATATACGCCGGTTGTGTTCTGACTTACATAAGAACTGTTCGCGTGGGCGTATGAATTGTTGGCATAATTTCCAGTTGTCTCTATGGCAACATTGAGTGTATTGCTTACGCCATAGAAATATATATTTGCTGTATTGGCTACGGCAAATGCGCTATTAGCATATGCTCCGGTTGAATTCTGACTCGTATATGCGGCATTAGCATGAATGAATGCTGTGTTTGCATATACACCTGTTGTGTTTTGACTTAAATATGCACTATTAGCGTATAAGCCTGTGGTGTTTTGGCTATCATAAGCTGCGTTAGCATGAATGAATGCTGTATTTACATAGACACCAGTTGTGTTTTGACTTAAATATGCACTATTAGCGTGAGTGTACGCGGCATTGGAATACTCACCAGTCGTATTCTGGCTAATGTATGCAGCGTTAGCATGAATGAATGCTGTGTTTGCGTAAGAGCCGGTTGTGTTTTGACTAGTGTAGGAGCTATTTGCGTGTAGGTATGCTGTGTTCGCGTAGACACCAGTTGTGTTTTGAGATTGATATGCGGCATTAGCGTGAATGTATGCAGAGTTTGCATACCCACCAGCAGTAACACCGCCAGATTGATATGCTGTGTTTGCCATATCATAAGCAGCATTGGCATACACGCCGGTTGTGTTCTGGCTCTCATACGAACTATTAGCATGAATATAAGCGGAGTTGGCGTATTGTCCCGATACATTCTGGCTCTCATACGAACTATTAGCGTGGGTGTATGCTGAATTCGCATAAACTCCAGTTGTGTTTTGGCTTACATATGCACTATTGGCGTGAGACGAGATTCTTGCCGTTGTTGGGGATGTGAGTTCTGGATAAAATATAATTCCAGTTTCATCAAATTCTGCAACGACATTATCAGTTTCAAAACCATGTGATACAATCTTAGTCTTAATTCCCGGTGTTCCTGAGATGGCACCAATAACCAGATTGCCACCAAGTTGACTCGTATTACCTTGAACGATTACATAACCATCAAGTGGATATAAAGCACCTTGTTCTAGTTGTGAACCCTGTATACCTGTGGTGATATAAAATGTTGAATCGTCACCAACATCAGACGTAACAACCATATCAGCAGAACCTTCACCATCAATGTTCTGTAGATTGACTTGAACATACGGCGCAGTATTGCCTGTGAATTGTGCTAGAAGATATGGAACCGGTGTTGCTTTTTGGGTCGCAATACCAGCATAGAATCTATTATAAGCGATGACGTTCTGTGCATCAACATTAGAAGAAGCATAGAATGTATTAGCATAGACGGTTTTTAATCCAGAATTATAATAAAATTCGTTGTGGGCACCATATCCGCCGAGTAGATTGAATTGTATGGCACCATTAGCACCAGCAGCAGTATTAGCCTTATTGAACGCTGCATTGGCTTTGATATATGAAGAATTGGCTGTGTCGAATGCTGCATTGGCTTGATTGAATACTGTGCTGATACCTTCACCAGAAACTGTATTAGCTAGGTTGAATGCTGCGTTACTATGTTCTAGGAGATCGAAGCCTTGCTGATAATATTTTGTCGCCTCAATTTGACCAGAAGAGTCGCGGCGGATCAGTGTATTTGATATCCCCTGCCATGTCGCGGATTCTAAGTCTTGGGTATAATATTTACCACCAATAGCGACAACATTATTACCGTCGTTAATGAACAGCTTATTTGATACGTTTGAGTATGCTGGTTCTGCAATATTCAGTGATGGTGGTATATCAGTTACATCAGAGTACTTGAGGAAAATTACTGTATTTTGTGAGATCGCCATTAGAATCTACCACCGTGAATTTCGTTTAGTTCGATACTAGCATTTGTCAGTGGTGATGATACATACTCACCTGTTGCTGAGTCATAGATCAGCGCATCACCATTGCGGCGAAACTCAACATTAGCGCCCTGAATATCTGAAATCGCAACATTCAATCTTGGGGAAAAGTTTGGTGACGAAATGGTTGTACGATTAACTGGACGTACTACAACCTTACCTATATTAGCCATTGATTATCTCGTCACTGATGGAAGTACTGTTGCAATTCCTTCGACTACACGAGTAACTGTATTACCACTATTAATGATTAGATCGTAGACATATCGACCAGGAGAGAGTATTGTCGTATTGGCAGAAGTTATGGACAGCGTAATCTCACCGTTTGCTGTGCCGGTGATCTGGGTTTGGATATCGTGTGCAGTGGTTGAATAATACGACTTACGCATCATTGAAGACGATGAGTAATTGGTAAGATTTACAGGATTACCGAATGAATCTTCTACATTGATCGTTGTAGAAAATGTTGCCCCCTGCTCAATAATGATTTCACTATACGCTGCCAAGATAGACTCCTTGTTTATAGTCTATTTATGCAATCTTTGTCTACATGTATATTATGCCGAAGTCACTGTCTGCCAAGCCGAGCCTGTATAAACACACAATTTAACCAAGGTTGTGTCGAAAACGATTGTGCCTGGACTTGGGGAAACGATTGCGTTCTTCTCTGCTGTGGTGAATGTCGGGATCGTCAGACCTTTTGACGGATTCAATACTATCGCACTAGCCATTACTCATTCCTTTGTAAAAAATTAATTGCATTTTGGAGCACTGAAATGTCGTCTTTGGCATATCCTAGTACGCTATTACACTGCTGACACAACAATCCCCTAACAACACCACTTTTATGACAATGATCTACCACTAAAAACTTGATGTGGCCGCAGATCTCACATTTACCTTCGCGGTTGTTGGCGAGTTGTTTTGCAAACTCTTCGGGCAAACCATATATCCTCTTATAGTCGGATATGCGCTGTGTTATAGCTTTAACGGCCTTTTGATCTTCAGACAATCCTGCGTGATATTCTCTGCGGCGCAGCGCATCACAGCCCTTACATACATTAAGTTTTTTATGTTTACCATTACCCTTGCTGAATCCATCCAAAGGAAATTCTTGATGACATTTCTTACAGATCTTCGTTGGTCCATCAATCATACGATAATCCAGTTTGAAGTCTCTGGAACTGTTACTGTAATCCCATCATTAATTTGTACGGGACCAGCACTTAATGCGTTCTTATATGCAGTCACTGTGTAATCAACGCTGATCGACTGCGAATATTCTAGAATCGCATTATTAGCCGCCATCGTAAGTGCTGTGTTGGCTTTACTATAAGCAGAGTTAGCATAAGAACCTGCTGTGACTGCGCGTTGATCTGCTTGAGTTGCTAAGGTATTCGCAGACACACCTTTATCATAGGCAGACTTAACTGAGTTCGGTGTGGCTGCTGTGGTAGTGCTGGTCGAACTCACAGAATCCACTAATTGAACAATACCAGTTAGCAGTGTGGTTGCCGAGCGAATTGTTACATTAGATGCCTGAGTAACTCTGCCCATTGAATCAATCTTAACTTGCGCCAGAGAAACATCTGCACCATAAGTTCCAGCGGTTACACCAGAATTCAGAAGTCCTAGATCAATCGTATCAGTCGCTGTATTAGCATTGATGAAAATACCATTAGCAACAGACGAAGTAATTGTTAATGTGTCCGCACTACTTGCCGCAACGATATTAGATCCATTAGCGGCAACGGTCTTAAATGCTTGGTATGCTGCTGTGTTGGCTTTATCAAATGCTGCATTAGCTTTGATGTATGATGTGTTTGCAGTATTAAAAGCAGAGTTAGCATAAGAACCTGATGTGACTGCACGTTGGTCTGCTACGTTGGCTGCTGTGTATGCGGCATTGGCTTGGATGTATGCTGAATTTGCGTAAGCGCCACTTGTTACGGCACGCTGATTGGCCGTATTAGCGGCACCAAAAGCGGCGTTGGCATAATCACCGGAAGTAACCGAACGCTGATTGGCTGTGTTGGCAACCGAGAATGCAGCATTAGCATAAACGCCAGAAGTGATAGAACGCTGATCTGCTGTGTTGGCGGTTGCATATGCTGAGTTAGCATAAGAACCTGATGTGACTGCACGCTGGTCTGCTCTAGCCGCATCAGTGGTGGCTGTATTAGCTTTAGAGAACGCACCATTAGCATAAGAAGATGCGGCAGTCACATTATTGGCAACTGAGAATGCAGCATTAGCATAAACACCAGAAGTTACTGCACGCTGATCTGCTGTGTTGGCTACTATTTCTGCTTGAGCTGATGCGATTTGACTATAATTAGTCCCGTCATTTGTAAACGTCCACTTATCAATTGTTTCATTCCAAAGTAGTCGAGTGTTGGCTGATGTGCCACGATTGATCTCCACACCAGCATTTTCTGATGGCGACGATGAAACTGGAAGATCCGCGTTAAGTGTAACAATCGCATCACCAATATTCAATTCCTGAGTATTGATATAAGTCACATTACCAGAAACTGTCAGATTACCAGATACAATTAAATCACTCGAAATTGTACCACCGGTCTTAGCTAGGAAAGTGCCATCAGAATAATTCTTCAGATTGGTATTGGCAGTTACGATAGCCGAAGACAGTGCTGCGACATTAGCATCAACATACTGCTTCATTGACGAATTGGCAGATGAGATTGCAGCACTCAGTGTGTTTGCATTAGAAGTGATTGAACTATTAATCGTAGCGACATTAGATGTAATTGAGTTATTAATCGCTGCGACATTAGATTTCAAATAGTTGAATAGTGTATTGGCTGTATTAGAACTAGCAATTGAATCAGAGCTAGTTGACACCAATGAATCGCTGATTAGATTCGCAGTAACAATCTTTGAGTAACTTGAAGGATTATCGACGTCGCGAATGTCCCAGTACTTACTAGGTTCGTTCCAACGGATATATGCGTTGGCGTTCGCTATATTTGCAGATTCACCACGATTCACACCAAAGTAATCAAATCCCGAACCGATTGTCTGTGGAGTGTTTGCGCGAAGAATTAGTTGGTTTGAATCAATAACAGTAGAACCAGTCAATGTAAAGTTGCCATTAACTGTCATGTTACCATCGATGTATGCCGAACTTAAAGTCGTGGCACCAGCAGTCAGAACACCACCAATATCAGCACGACCAGTGGTTTTGATGGTTCCAGTTTGTACAAGACCAGTCGTTACAACATTGCCACCAGTTACATTACCAGAGACATTTAATTTACCTGATACAATCTCATCACCAGCAACAGTAAGACCGGAACCAACATTAGCTTGGCCTGTTACATTTAAACCAGTATCAACATTAGCAGAACCAGAAGTTCTCAATGAATTAGTTTGGATGTGCTGTGAGTTGACGATGTTTGTTGTGTTAGTATTACCTGTTACTGTGATGGTCCCTGATACAATTTCGTCACCAGCAACAGTCAAGCCTGAACCGACATTAGCAACACCAGTAGTTCTTAAAGTACCAACATGATTCAAACCCGTTGTTACAACATTACCACCAAAGATGTTGCCGGTTACATCTAGTTTGCCTGATACAATTTCGTCACCAGCAACAGTCAAGCCTGAACCGACATTAGCAACACCAGTAGTTCTAATGGTTGTGGTTTGAATATGTTGCGAGTTTACAATATTAGTTGTTGTCGTGTTACCCGTTACAGAAAGACCGGATCCAACATTAGCGACACCGGTAGCCTTCAATGAATCGGCATGGATCAATCCAGTAGCGACAACATTAGCAGCATTGACATTATTGGTTACATTAACATTCGTACCGACATCAATCTTACCCGATACAACTTCATCGCCAGCAACAGTCAGACCCGAATTGAGATTAGCAACACCAGTAACGCGCATAGAACCAGCATGAACCAGACCAGATACAACAGCATTACCTGAGGTGGTATTGGATGCGACATTGAGACTGCCAGCATCAACCTGACCAGTAACTCTAGCTGTAGTAGAATGAATCAAACCCGAATTAACGATATTTGATGTGTTTGTATTACCGGTAACAGTTAAACCAGAACCAACATTAGCAACACCCGTAACTCGCACTGAACCAACTTGAGCAAGACCGGAAGTTACAACATTACCACTAGTTACATTACCAGTGACATTCAACTTACCGGAGACAACTTCATCACCAGTAACAGTCAGCCCGGAATTAAGATTAGCGACACCAGTAACACGAAGATTATTGGTGTGAGTTAGTCCAGAAACAACTGCATGAGTCGTTTCAGTATTAGATGTAACATAAACAGAGCCGCCGACATTAGCGCTACCAGAAGTAGCCAGACTATTTGTTCTAGTGGTTCCTGTTACATTTGCGTTACCTGTGTTAGTATTTGCAGTGACACTAATCGAATTGCCGACTAAGGCATCATTAGTGACCACCAAATTATCAATCGTCGCGTTCGTAATTGAAGCGTTCGTTGATGTGATATTCGTGACTGTGGCGGTATTAACAAAAGCCGAACCAGTAACTACATTGAGTACTTGACCGGAACCGGTGAGACTTAATGTTTTACCAATAGTCGTATTCCCACCAATAACCACATTACCATTGGCAGAAACATTACCCGTATAGATTGTTCGCGTTACTTGAAGATCTGTGTTGACAAGTGCATTATTAGCTACTTGAAGGGCTGCACCAGGACCCCGAAGGGTAGTAACACCACCAACCGTCACATTACCTGTTGCGCTTGATTCAACGCCGATTGAAACATCTTTACCAATTTGTACATTACTTTGGAACAGAGAATCATTTGTGACTTGAAGTGCGGTGCCGTTCGCAGTAATGACCAACGAACTATTACCACTAAGACCCAAAACACCATTAGATTTGGTATAAGCACCTGTCTCTAGATTATTGAGTGCAGTCGCTTCTTGATTGGTCTGAATGCGCCACTCATCAATCGTATTTGTTCTTGTAATAATTGGAATAGACATAGTGCCTTAGACTTTATGATTAGATAACAATTGGCTTATCATATTTTTGATATCGGAAATATCAGCAGATAAACTATCAACTTGTGATTTAAGTATATTTATCTCATTATTTTTGGCATTCATCTTCTCACTCAACTTTTTTCTTGCCTCATTTTCAGCAAGGGCAGTTCGGTTCACAGTCAACAGTGCTTTGTTATCTGTGTTCTTTACGAACTGCCCACCTTCTACTTTGAGTAGTGCCATGATTATTCAGCAGGAAGAGCGATGATGCGTAGATCTTGTACTTTGGGAACCACCGCTGGATCCGTTGAAGTCATCACAATTTTGATTGCGAATGTCTTAAATGAATCAAACGTAGCACCAGCACTGTTTGTGTAAGTAATCGCATTGGTGATCAACGATGGACGATACTCATATTCGCGGAAGTCATATTCAGTCTGTGATGGAGTGATCGTTGGATTGAAACATTCCATCTTCTGATATGGACGATCCTTAAACAGAGTACCATCAGATGCCGACAGGATCTTATAGAAAACATGAATTTCTGAAGCGCCTGGTTTATTGGCAGACAGGAAGATGCGCAGATCGCCAGCATCAAACCCATCAGCCAGAACGATTGGCTTGGTGATATATTTAGCATCACATGGGCCACCAGCAGAATCATACTCACTATTCAGAACGATGACTGCATTGGCGGTAACATTAGCCCAAGTTGATGTGTCGTCATAAGTGATCGTGAAGTCGTCAGTATAACCAGAACCACCGGCTGCAACATTGATACTCATAACATTACCATTCGCATCAACATTCATATACAGTTCAGCACCAGCGCCGGTTGAAGAAACTACAGTGATCGTGTTGGCGTTTGAATAGCCTGAGCCTGGAGTAATGATGTTAAAGTTCTCTTCGCGCAGAGCACCATCATCCACAAAGTTTTCCCATGCATTCAAGTACAGAGATTCAAGAGATACCACTGGCGAAATTGCATCATCTGAAGATTGCATTTCAACTTGTACAGTAAAGTCGCCTTGAGCTTGCAGTTCTTTGCGGCGATCACCAACAGCATAAGCAAGATCACTGCCCATCGAATAAGTCGTGTGGGGTGTGATATCGCGGTAAGCAGTTTCTTTCACCCCACCGTAAGGCTTGGAGATGAACGAGAAGTTTGTCGTGATTGGAGCATCTGTCATCGGAGTCAATTCCGTATCAATAAGACGGAACTTATCAACCGCGTACTTAGTAGACTGAGATTCGTTCTGTACCGAGAATGTTGCCTGCCCAGCACTGAACGAACAGCGACTTAGGCGGAACATCATATCTTCATTGATCGATGGCACATATTCCATAGCATTCTGTGATTTATACAGAGTACCGATATATGGATTGACACCAACAAATTCATTCTTGATTGTTGTGGAGCCCTTTTCTGCGATCCACATAGTATAATCAGGGGAGCTAGTCAAAGTACAGAGTGCATATAGACCCGGCTTCAAGAATACTGGAGTGTCAAACACAAAGTTGGTTGCGGTGTTTGCATTAGCCAAATCAGGAACATCCGACGTGACGATTTCATTCGGATACTTAACTGCAACAGACTCAGGATACCAGAAGTCGGTTGATGGCGACCCGTTTACCGTAGGGCGGATTTGGATTGTAACTGGAAGATTCTCATCATCCTTGGCACGGAAGAACAGATCAATATCCGACATAAAGATGCCATTCGGATAAACCTGTGGGTCAACAAAGAATGTCTGAGCCAGTGGATCAACTTGCCACGAAGAGTATACAACACGAGAAACGTCACGATTGACGAGTTTTGATTCGGTCGTAGTGCCAACAATCTTAGTGCCGACATCAACGTTATATACAGTATCAACCAATTCAGTTTTGCTTACTGACAGACCCGACGAAACGAATGTCTTATCTGCATACGACAGACCATCTTTATCAAAGGTATTATTGAACGATTCTGTAACGCGGAACACACGCTCACCGGAACGGAATGTTGCTGAAGGAATATTCAAAACACCGGATACTTGACCAAACTTGTCTGACCGGTTTTGCCCGAATGAATAACTGTACTGCTTAGCTGTATTGGCTGAAATAGTACCATCAACCGTAGCGACCTTAGTAGACACATTATATGCGATGATATTATGGAACTCACCATAGCCAGCAACTGAATCGCTTGGGTGTGTCAGATAAATCGTGTTGCCACTTATATTAACCGAAGGTGCATCTGAAGCTAGAGTAATAGTTGACGAATTTACTGAACGAGTGCGACCTGAACGATGATCATTAACAGTACTAATAACAGCAACATTTAGATTATCAAGGCCGATCATATACTTACCGGCAAGAGGCTTTCCAGAATCATTAACGACCATTACTGTATTAGAATTACTCACAGTACCAGTCACAGCCACTGCGCTAAAGTTAGTACCACCAGCAAGAGCTGTAGCAAGATTAGCAGCTAGATCCGAAGTTGTGTTTGCGATCAAGCAAATTTCGCCTGTGTTGAACTTGGAGCTTGAAACGTTCAGCGAAACCTTATTCGGAACTGTTACGAAGTTATTAACATCCCGACCATCAAAGAATTGATAGATCAAAGTGTTTGGACGAAGACCTGTTGAATTGAAGATAATCGTCTTAGGCTTCATGTATGGCTGGATAGCGAGATCAGTTACGAACGAGCCGACATCAACTTGTGAAGATGAAGTCGAAATAGATTTTTGCTGATAGTTGTATGACGTATTCAGATTGGTGTCTGTGATAGCATACCCAACATCACCATAGAGTCCAGCACCAGAACCGCCCTGCGCCCAACCAGCCTTCAATAGTTCGGTTTGACGAACGATATCAGTTTTAGTGCTATACCATTGAGCAGTAGAAACCTTAGCGAATGGGCTGTTGCTATCAGAATTCCACAGACCTTCTTGATCTGCAATATACTTAAACGCATCATTGATAAACGCGAAAGCATTTTCAATACCCTGAGTTGAATTCAAAGTGACTCGTGCAGTAACATTGGTATCAACATCAGCGGC